ATGAACCACTCGATGATGAACCACTGGAAGAAGAACCGCTGGATGATGAACCACTGGATGATGAACCACTGGATGATGAACCACTGGATGATGAACCACTGGATGATGAACCACTGGATGATGAACCACTCGATGATGAACCACTCGATGATGAACCACCGGACGATGAATCGCTCGATGATGAACCACTAGATGACGAACCACTTGAAGAAGATCCACTCGACGATGAACCACTGGATGATGAACCACTTGAAGACGAACCACTGGAAGAAGATCCACTCGACGATGAACCACTGGAAGAAGATCCACTCGACGATGAACCACTGGATGATGAATCACTGGAAGAAGATCCACTCGACGATGAACCACTGGATGATGAATCACTGGAAGACGAACCACTTGAAGAAGATCCACTGGATGATGCTTCACTGGATGATGCTTCACTGGATGATGCTTCACTGGATGATGCTTCACTTGATGAAGTAGTTACAAGTGACGATCTTAACGAATAACTATTTGATGCAATATATGGAAAAATATTAATTGGTTGACTTTTATTTGAATCTAATATTAAATTGTAAGATAAATAATTATCGGTTTGATTTATACGTGTAGATATCATTCCTAACACTGAAATACCATTTATAGAAAAATAAGAGTCACTTGATGACGAATCACTCGACGATGAACCACTCGAAGATGAATCACTCGACGATGAACCACTTGATGATGAATCACTGGAAGATGAACCACTTGATGATGAACCACTGGATGATGAACCACTCGACGATGAACCACTGGAAGACGAACCACTGGAAGATGAACCACTTGAAGAAGATCCACTCGATGCCGAACCACTCGAAGAAGATCCACTCGAAGATGAACCACTTGATGATGAACCACTGGAAGACGAACCACTTGATGATGAATCACTTGATGATGAACCACTGGAAGACGAACCACTGGATGATGAACCACTGGAAGACGAACCACTTGATGATGAATCACTTGATGATGAACCACTGGAAGACGAACCACTGGATGATGAACCACTGGATGATGAACCACTGGAAGATGATCCACTCGATGCCGAACCACTGGAAGAAGATCCACTCGAAGATGAACCACTGGATGATGAACCACTCGATGCCGAACCACTCGATGCCGAACCACTGGATGATGAACCACTCGATGCCGAACCACTGGAAGAAGATCCACTCGATGCCGAACCACTCGAAGATGAACCACTGGATGATGAACCACTCGAAGAAGATCCACTCGATGATGAACCACTCGAAGAAGATCCACTCGATGCCGAACCACTGGATGATGAACCACTCGATGCCGAACCACTGGATGATGAACCACTCGATGATGAACCACTCGAAGAAGATCCACTCGATGCCGAACCACTGGATGATGAACCACTGGATGATGAACCACTCGAAGAAGATCCACTCGATGCCGAACCACTGGAAGAAGAACCACTCGATGATGAACCACTGGATGATGAACCACTGGATGATGAACCACTGGAAGATGAACCACTGGAAGAAGAACCACTGGATGATGAACCACTGGATGATGAACCACTGGATGATGAACCACTGGATGATGAACCACTGGAAGATGAACCACTCGACGATGAACCACTCGAAGAAGATCCACTTGAAGAAGAAAAATCATTATACGAAAAATTATACATTTGTGAATATTTTGATAGTAATTTAGATACTTGATATGAACCTTGATCCATTTTTACTACCGAATTTAAATTAAATCCTACTACTGGTTGGCTAACCATAATTCTTGGTCTCTTTCTAGCAACAATAGTAGTACGCGCAATTATACTTCCAAGAATAAATTCTAATCCGTCATATGTTTCTTTATGCCCTGATTGTCTTGGAACACTTTTGACATTTGGATTTGTGCTTGAACTATATTCGGTTTCATTTGAATATTTGTTTATTTTAAATTGTGTAGTAGATGTTTGCGTTACTACCAATACATTGCCACTTTTTGTAGTAATTTTAAGTGGTTCATTTAAAGTTGATGGAATATAATACGCAGTATCAGTTTGACCACTAGATGTTGGAATGACCAAATCACCCGATACTACTTGGATTTTTGTAGCTTTAGTTTGGAAATCTTTTGGTAATACTTTTGCTAATGCTTTTATTGAGATAAATAATAATGTATTACTTGTTGCTGAAGACAAAATACTAGATACTACACTAGCTAATAATCTTCTTTTTTCAGAATCGCTAATCCCTTCATTTACCACTGCCAAATCCGGACTAAAAAATTCTTCACCATTTGATATGACTCGGTTTTCGGTGACATCTACTGAACTTATCGTGGCATCAACTTCTCCTAATTGTATGTATCTGCCTCCATCGTCTGTTGTTATCTCAATAGTAATAGTATCATTGTTTATTGTACCATTAAATTTGTTTTTAAGTGATGAGTCGCTAGTGATTACTATTATACCAACTACATCATCATTATTATTTATAGTACCAGATGACTCATTAACAAGTGTACTTTCCCTTTGTAATTTCATACCGGTTACAGAAGAAGTATTATTAATTGTACCACTATTTGTAAATATACTACTACTTTCTGATAATAATATACCAAAACCTCCACCAGTATTACTATTGGTTATTGTTCCTGAATTATTAAATATTTTTTGACTTACTATTCCATTTCCTCCTGAACCACCAGTGTTTGTAATCGTTCCTGAATTAGTAATTGTTCCAAAATCACTAGTTATATTATTACCACTTCCACCAATATTATTTGTAATCGTTCCTGCATTGGTTAATGTTCCTGAATGAATAAGCTCTCCACCTGCATTAATTGTTAATGTTTTGCTTGAAGCAATGGTTAATGTTCGATCATCATCTATTATAAACACTTCGCCATTATCAATAGTGAAATCACCATTTAATGTTTGGCTAGTTCCTAAGTCGTAATCAATTGTAAAAGCATTACCTGATTTATTCAAAACAAGACCCGGATTTGTTAATGTTCCATTATTTGTTAATGTTCCTATTTTAACAATAATACCATTATTGGTTAATGTTTTTGTTGAAGTAATAGTTAATGTTTGACTTGAACCAATTGTTAATGTTTCTCCTGAAGCAATAATGAATGTTTCACTTAAAGTTTCAGAATTTGTATTTAACGTATAATTATTACCTGTTTTGTTTAGTAAACCGCCATTAACACTTGAATATGTTTTATCATCGGATGAACCATCTACATCTATAGTTCCACCATCATTTATAATAAGACCTCCATTATTATTTAAAGTGCCTTCATTTGTTAAAGTACCTTCATTATCTAAAGTTCCACCAGTTGTTAAAATTCCATTGTTTGTTATTATTCCGTCATTATCAATAGTTCCATTATTGGTTAATGTTTTTGTTGAAGCAATAGTTAATGTTTGACTTGAGCCAATTGTTAATGTTTCTCCTGAAGCAATAATGAATGCATTATTTAATGTTTGACTAGTTCCTCCATTTGAATTAAAAGTTAAAGCATCACCCGATTTATCCAAAACAAGACCCGGATTTGTTAATGTTCCTGTAGTTGTGAATGTTCCTATATTAATAAGAATACCATTATTTGTTAATGTTACTCCTGAAGCAATAGTTAATGTTTGACTTGAACCAATTGTTAATGTTTCTCCTGAAGCAATAGTGAAATCACCATTTAATGTTTGACTAGTTCCTCCATTTGAATTAAAAGTTAAAGCATCACCCGATTTATCCAAAACAAGACCCGGATTTGTTAATGTTCCATTATTTGTTAATGTTCCTATTTTAACAATAATACCATTATTTGTTAATGTTACTCCTGAAAAAATTGTTAGTGTTTGTCCTGAAGCAATCGTTAATGTTTCTCCTGAAGCAATAGTGAAATCACCTTTTAATGTTTGGCTAGTTCCTCCATATGAATTGAAAGTTAAATCATTGCTTGATTTATCCAAAACAAGACCCGCATTTGTTAATGTCCCATTTGCGTTGCTCGCTACGCTATTATTAATTGTTATTGTTCCTGTTTTAACAATAACGCCACTATTATTTACTTCAGCACTAATTGTTAAAGTTCCGGTTGAAGCAATTGTTAAAATCCCTCCCGTTGCAACGTTTAATTTTCCAAATCTCCTACTGGCTCTGGGTCCAACGACAATTAATTCACCATTAACTATTATTTCACCACCATTTTCTATTATTATTTTAGCATATTCACCAGTACCATTTATTCTTAGTGTTTTTCCTGAAGCAATAGTTAATGTTTCACCTGAACTAATTCTTAATGTTTCATTTGTAACAATAGTTAAATCACCATTTAATGTTTGACTAGTTCCTCCGTTTGTACTATCAATTGTATATTCGCCAGAACTATTTTTATCTAAAATAGTTCCATTATTTGTTAATGTTCCTGTTGCAGTTAATGTTCCCATATTAACAATAGTACCATTATTTGTTAATGTACCCCCGGAAGCAATAATTAATCTATCTCCTGAAGCAATTGTTAGTGTTTGTCCTGAAGCAATTGTTAATGTTTTACCTGAAGGAATCTTTATAGTATTAACGTGACCATCACCAGAATCACTAGTAACATTTGTGGTTAAGGTATAATTGTCGACATTTAAATTATATGTGTGATGAGTGGCATCAGAAGATCCTCGCTGAAAAACATTACCAGAATTATTTGAATTATTGTCTATCCAAAATTGTTTAATCGTTGACATTATATATTATATAATAATTATATAATATATTATACAATTATCGTAATATATATATTTACTAAATTATGCACTGCACATTTCACATACTTCATCTGTTTCAGTTATTTTACGTGTTTTTGCTGGGTCAATTGTGAATTGTTGTGCCTGATGTTTCGCTTTTCTGCGTAAATAATAAACACCTGTTTTCAATCCTTGTTTCCAAGAATAAAAATGCATCGATGTCAAACTACTATAATTTGGCTCTTCTTGCCATAGATTCAAACTTTGACTTTGACAAATAAACGCACCGCGATCTTTTGCCATCAAAATAATATCTTTCATCGGTATTTCCCAAACTGTTTTATATTTTTCTTTTATATATTCAGGCAATCCGTCGATATATTTCACTGAACCCTTATTTTCAATAATATTATTTTTAATTTCTTCATTCCACATATTCAGTTCTTTCAATTCCTGCATCAAATGTTTGTTTGCTACAATAAATTCACCAGCTAACGTACTTCTGCTATAAATATTACTTGTAATTGGTTCAAAACATTCATTATTTCCCAAAATTTGCGATGTTGATGCGGTTGGCATGGGTGCTACTAACAATGAATTACGCACACCTCTCATCATTACTTTTTGACGCAAATCATCCCAATCATAACGTTCACTTGGTTTCACGTCCCACAAATCGAATTGAAATTTTCCATAAAACAACGGACTATTTTTAAAACTACTATATGCACCAATATGTTCTTTATTCAACTTATCCTTTTCGTCATCGCTCAAAACAATTGATTTTTTATTTTTACCATATTGTTCATAGCGCTCCAAAGCTATTTCATAAGATGTTTCCATGGAAGCATGATATATTGTTTCAAAAATATTTTTATTGATTTCTTTTGATTCATCACTATTAAATGATAACCCCATCATAATAAATACATCTGCCAAACCTTGCACACCAATACCAATGGGTCGATGACGCATATTACTTGTTTTTGTTTTTGTCGTAGGATAAAAATTAACATCAATGATTTTATCTAAATTACGTGTAACGACTTTTGTTACTTCGTGTAATTTATCATAATCAAATGTTTTGGTTTCACTATTTACATACATGGGTAAACCAATACTTGCCAAATTACATACTGCTGTTTCTTCGTGGTTTGAAAATTCCATGATTTCTGTGCACAAATTACTTGATTTAATTGTGCCCAAATTTTTCTGGTTGGATTTATTATTGACCGCGTCTTTATACAACAAATAAGGCGTACCCGTTTCCATTTGACTATCCAAAATATGAAACCATAATTTACGAGCATCGATTGTTTTACGACCCTTATTTTCATTTTCGTATTTCACATATAATTCTTCGAATTCATCACCATAAACATCAGACAAACCAGGACATTCATGAGGACACATCAATGTCCATTTAGCATTTGTTTCAACGCGTTTCATAAACAAATCGGGAATCCACAATGCGTAAAATAAATCACGTGCTTTCAATTCTTCGTCTCCATGATTTTTTCGCATTTCCAAAAAGGGAAAAATATCTGCGTGCCATGGTTCTAAATACATTGCAAAACTTCCAGGACGACGCCCACCACCTTGATCAATATATCGCGATGTAGTATTAAATACTCTTAACATAGGAACAATACCATTGGATGTACCATTTGTTCCACGAATATGTGTACCTGATGCGCGAACATTATGAATATGAAGACCAATTCCGCCCGCATATTTTGAAATATTTGCACAATCTTTCAATGTATTATAGATACCATCAACACTATCGTCCTCCATTGCCAACAAATAACACGAACTCAATTGTGGACGTGGTGTACCAGCATTAAACAATGTCGGCGTGGCGTGAGTGAAATATTTTCTACTCATTAAACGATATGTTTCGAACGCATGATCTAATTTCGAACCATGAATACCAATAGCTACACGCATCCACATATCTTGTGGTCGTTCAACAATTTTTCCATTCACACGAAATAAATAGGCACGTTCCAATGTTTTAAAACCAAAATAATCAAATAAATAATCGTTATTATAATCGACAACTTCTTTTATTTTTTCGGCATTTTTTCGTACAACATCATAATATGCTTTGTCCACCATTGGATAATTTTTGCCATGAACATCTTTAAAATCATACAATATCTGCGTTAATTGCATAAAATCGCCACACGTTTCCTTATGAAGATTTGAAACGCTCAATGCACTAGCCATTTTCCCATAATCCATATGTTGAGTTACTTGAGAAGCGCATTGTTGTGCTGTTAGCTCATCTATTTTACTGGTTTCAATCGTATCATATAATTGGTCGATAATTCGCATAGCCAATGACGAAAAATTAATATGAACATCCTGTTCCTGCCCCAATTGTTTAATTCGATATAATATTTTATCAAACGAAATAGGAACTAGCTCTCCATTGCGTTTTCTAATTCTCATTTCTTCGTTATTCCAACTCATTAATTATTTATGCATTATAATTTTAAGCCATTTTACTTTGTTTCTTTTACAATGCTTGCTATAAATTCTTCTGTGGATATTGTGTCCAATGTTGAAGTATTTACCTTAAAGCTATTTATTGGAATGTTTTTCTTTTCTTTCTTTTCTTTCTTTTCTTTCTTTTCTTTCTTTTTGGTTTCTTCTTCGACAGCATTTACTATTTCTATTGTTTGTTCTGGTTCATCTTCCTTATTTGTTTCTAGAACACTGGATTTTTCACCAACACTTTTTTCGTCATCACTGCTATCAACAATAAAACATTGGTTATTGCTATCTGGTTTATCACTGAGTTCCTTTGTTTCTTCTGTTAAATCAATCGTTGGACGACGTTCGCGTTTATTTGGTGCACGATGCAAATAACCATTTCCACGCTCGTATAATACTTGCGACCATATATTTCTCACCTGTTCAATTGTGGATTCAAACCATTTTTTATTCCGCAATACAAGGATATTACTATATTTCTCCAATTTCCAATAATTTGTTTTGATAAAATGCATGTCTGTGTTTTCTTCCAATATTTTCGACTCCCAAATTTCATATTTTTCTTTAGTAATGTGAAATTCCGGATAGAAATATTTTGGTATGTTATTATTCATAAACATCAAAAACGCACCTTTATATAAAATTTCATTCGTGCAATTAAAATTAGCACCATCTTCATAAAATGCGTTTGCGTCTTCATATTCTACAAATTTTGTTTCTAAAAAATCACATTCGTTCAAATCGCACACTTCCATTTGCAACTGCATTTGTATCCAATATTCTTTCTTTGGTATTTGGGTGATTTCCCGATTTACAATATTCTTTATTTCCAACATTCTCCCGTAACGCTGACATTCTTCTTTTACTACAATACCATCTGGCGATGCCCCTAAAAATTTATGAGTGTCATGAACAATACATCCAAAATCTTCCACTTGTGTAGAATACAAATATTCATATAATTGTGTACTCAAAGGTTCGTATTTTTGTCCCCAATGTAAACTACTATTTGTATTCACAAATAAATTATTTGTGCTTGACTTTTCCTCTAGTGGTTGACATTTTTCGTAAACAATTTCATTTTGTTTGCTTTGACTTTCAAAACATTTCCATGCATTACTTGCTGTAATTAAATTGTGTCTAGTTTCATACCATGCAGGGGTTCGCTGTTCGGGTTGTGGTTTATTGCGTAAAATTTCTAATTGTTGACATATACGTAATATATTTGGTGGATGTCTTATAAATGTTTTTGTATATCCACGTCTAGGAACTATATGTGTAAATACTTGCTTCTTTATTTCTTCCATGATGACATCAATATACAAATCGTCACTTTCTATATCTTCATCGTGAAACATGTATAAATTGTATTGTTTGCCGTATTGTTCGATGATCATTTGCATTATATTTTCTTCAAAATCATCATCGAAATTATAGTTTGCCATGTTTGAAACATATGATTCCATGTATAATTCGGACACATGTATACCATATTCAATAATATCATAAAATGTTGCTTCATCAATTTCTTCTTTATCATCAAAAAATGATTCAATATCACTCTGCATAGGTTGGTTAAATATAAATATCACGTAATGTTTATATTTATTTACTAGTTGTTTTATTTGTTCTTGTATTGCCTTCTATGTTTACGATTTTTCTTAGTCCTTTGTTTTGGTTTATTCGTGTTTCTCTTTTTTCGTTTTATTGATATTTTTCTGTATTTCTTCGTACCACCTTCACGATTTATGTGACGTTTAGTTCGCTCATCTGTACTTCTTGTTATCCGTGTTTTAATTTTTGAAGGGGGTTCTTCGTATTTTGAAATGGTGGTATTTTCTCCCTTTCTCTTTGGTTTTCTCACCGCAGCTTCCGGAGGAGACGTTTGTGAACTCATTTTCGCTCTGACTCTTTTGTTTGGTTTTTGTACATCCATATCTAATGGTTGTGTTGGTGAAACTGATTCCAATGGTAGTTCCATTGGTGACGAAAGTGGTGTTTGTAGTTCCATTGGTGACGAAAGTGGTGTTTGTAGTTCCATTGGTGACGAAAGTGGTGTTTGTAGTTCCATTTTATCATCATTAACACTAACATCGGACAATATAGTGTCATTCAAAGTTTTCACATTTACTTTTTTTTCTTGTATAAGTTTACTTGCTTCTTCGGGGGTTTTAAAAATATTTTCACTTTTTTTTGCTTCATATACTTCTGTATTTTTAAAACTTTTAAGAATTACATCAAATGTTTTTTTTTTATTAGCTGTTTCGTTCGCTGGTATAATATAATAAAAATTTGCAATAAAATCTTTTGTATTTTCATCTCCCCCATTCATTATCTTCGTTATCCCTTGTGTATTTTTTGAAAAACTAATTTGCAATAAAGTTAAAATTTCACTATTCTCTTTTGTTGTAGTATTGATATCATTTATAATATCGCTATCTACTAGGTCATCTTGATAACCTTCATATTTAGATAAATTTTGCAAATTTAAATGAACTTTTCCTATTTTTTCACTAAGATTAAAATCTATTTTGAATGATGTTTTTAGTGAACTATCTAAATCGTCTGTAAACTCTTTTATTTTTTCTTTTATTTTTTCTTTTATTTTTTTTTGTTTTAACATAATATTTATTAAATTATTCCATCTATTAATAATATAAGTATTGAAATTATCTTTATTAACACGATTTGAATCAGACCATTGGCGTAATATTTTAGAACTTTCACTACTTTCTGTAAATGTTTTTTCTGAAGTACCTGGTCGTCTGCTTCTTTCTGCTTGTTTCGGGTTATCTTTAAATTCCTCCACTATACTTGCTTTAAATGACTCGATATTCGCATTATATTTTTGTACAATAGAAGACATCTTTTCGTTACATTGATTATTTAATTTATCATTTACCCATACTCTTAAATTATCATATATTTGTTTAATTTTTTTTGTTTCTGATTGAGTTTCTATTAACTTTATATTTTTTAATAAAGTTGTTTCACTAATTTGGAAACCACCTGGTATATTGGCAATTTTTTTTATTTGAGCTGCTATTTTTATTGCACTATTATTGCATTCTGTTATTAATTCTTCCATTTGGGATTGTCTATTATCTTGTTTATATTCAACGTTTTTCATATAATCATTTATTGTAGAAGTAAAAATATTTGCTTGCAATAAAGAATTTTTTACATTTTCTTCGTTTATAACACTAGGAACAATTAATATATCTAATTCTTGATTTTTTAATTTTGATTTAAATGTATTTTTGATTAATGTATTTAATAAAGATAACTTTTCTGCTGACATTAAATCTATATTTTTATCTTCAACTATTATTTTTGAGTCACTATCACTAACAATATCACCACTTGTTTCAACATCCATTGGAACATCTTTTAGTGGTTCTTGTTGTTTTTTTTGTATTCCAGATAACTTAATTGGACCTCTTTTTCTTCGCTGTTTTTCTTGCAATTGAGGAGTAGATAAATCTACGCCATCTTTATTGTAATTATTAAAACGATTCAAATTCTTTATAATTTCAGAATAATATAAATTGACATCACCTTTATCACAATTTGTTATAAATACTTTATGTGAATCAAAATCAATCACGTCTTCTCCAAAAATTTTTTGTATCCAACTTACGTGCGGTTTAATTCCATTATTCATAAACCATACGGGATTATTATGTAATACACTTTCTGCAAATACATTTTTATCAGTAGTACGTATACCAACACCTAATGGAAATTTTATTGTATTTTTAAGATAATCATTTACTCTTCTAGAATAATTTACTTGACAAGCATCACCAAATGCTTTTAATGAAACTATTATTATGATTAATAATTGTAAATTGGTTTGTAATCTATTTCTAGTCAATTTAGTTAACATTTCATTCTTTGTTTTAGTTTCTATGTTATCATAAATTGCTTTTGAAAATTCAAATAATATACTATAATCGTTTGGATATATTTTCGAATTTATCTTAGCTTCTACATCTTTTATATTATTCTCGTCTCTTCTAGTAACATCTAGAGGAAATACCTCTTTATTATTTAGAAAAGTGCTGATGGTTCTAATAGTGGTTCCTTGAACAACTAATTTAATTTCATTTCGTACACCTCTATTTAAAACGTTAAAATATACAAACCCTTTTTTATCAGGTTGTGTATCACCTTGTCCTAATCTGATTGGATACTTGCTTAATACATCATCCAAATAACCTGAATGCCACTTGGCATCTTTTTTACCTGTATTAATATATAGTGCACATTCATTTTCAAAATCATTTATTCCTGTAATTTCATTTAATTCTTTATCATCTATTTTTAACGATGAACCATAATAACCAAAAAAATCGTTTATTGATTTAATTAGTAATTTTAAAAATGGCAAACTATAAGGTTCTTTAAGTGATTGTAATTCTTGTACACGCTTTCTAATTAAATTTGTTATATCTTTATTATGGGAAATAAATTTCTGATTCGAAAATAAATCTTTACTTGTATTCGCCGGGTCCATGAAGCTTGGAATTGTATTAATATTTCCTTCATTTAACATAGTACTAAAATCTAATAATCTACTATCAGTGTCCAAATTTTCTATAGTTTCTCTATTTACATCAATATTATTTGCATGAGGGTATAATACAGCATCACTTATACTATTGTCTGTAAAAGCAAATTTCACTTGGTCTTCAGAAAAAATTTTTTCGATTGGATTATTATCTACACTCGATAAATATAGCATTTTTATTTTGTCTTTATCACTATATTGAAATAAGTGATTCTGTTTACCATCTGCTATTTTTTGTTTTATATAATCTTCACCGCCATCGCCACTATTACTAATATATTTTGTTAAATTTAAACGATTTATTACTTTGCATTGAGTGGCAGAATCCATAAAATTAATCACTTCTTTCATATATAAATGTTCTCGTATTGATTCTTGACCATTATCATATTGATTTAATGTATCATTAAAAAAATTATAATTAACTCCTGTTTTATTTTTATCTGAAAAATACCTCATTATAATTCGAGATGCATCTAGTATTTCCTTTTCGTAATTTAACATATAATTCTTGACGTCGCTTTGTTTTTTAAAATCATGTTTAACTTCTACAAAATTTTTTAACATCGATAATAGAAAAAAATCGTCTTTTAACTTTCCTTTTTCACTTAATAATAATTCGCCATTACAATTTTCACCCCCCATTTGCATTTTATTCATATTACTACCAACTATTCTTGAAAAAATTTCATCTATAAATATTTGATATTTCATTATAGTAAAATATTCATAATTACTTTCTACTTTGTCAAAAATTGTAGATTGTAATTTCATCGCAATATCTCGTATATTTTTAAGAATCTCATCTTTGTTTACTTCGGTAATCTTATTATCTTCGATTTCATTGGCTTCAGGAACCTTTAATCTTAATACTAGATTTTTTTTCAATGGTGATTGTGTTTCGTTTGGACTAATTGTCATTGTACTTGAAGTTGAACCACTTGAACTACGTGAAGAATTGTTATAAGGATTACCTCCTCGATTTTTTATACTTATGTTTCTCTTCTTTTTGGTATTTTTGAGTGTCTTTTTATTCATAATATTATTTTATATAATAAAAACATATTATTAATTTCATTATACTAAATATGGAAGGTGATATAAAGAGAAAAACCATTAGTATCGACGGCCAGCATAACAGATACTTAATTAAAAAGGTAAATAAACACAAACCACCTGAAGTTAAAAAAATGAACATTTCGTCAAACCTCGAAAAAGAATTACAATCTCACGAAACAAAGATTGACAAACACGATTTTCAAAAAAGTATTATCAATATGAACTACATGAATAGTAAAAACGACGAATATGAATACATTTTGCAACATTTTCAAAAACTTGTGAAGACGAAAATGAAATCATATTTAAAACAAGACGAACAAAAGAATAGAATAGACGAAGATAATCCATTACTTCTAAATGATATTTATGAATTGTTAATAGAATCACACATGCAATGTTATTATTGCAAGCAAGAAGTATTTATTTATTATGAAAAGTATCGTGATAAAAGTCAGTGGACGCTTGAGCGTATAGACAACGATTTAGGTCATTTTAAGCAAAACTGCGTCATTTCATGTTTAGAATGCAATTTACAACGTCGAAACCATAACATGTCAAAATTCAAATTTACAAAAAATTTAGTCATTGTCAAAGAATAACTAGTGAAAACTATTTTTTAGTTATTTGCCGAAAAAAGATATAAATATATTATTGTATTTTTGATCAATGACAACACAATATTCTACACAAAATGATTTGTTGTTAAATAATCTCCTTGATTTCTATAGCGACGAAGTGAAACTGGATACAATGCTATCTATTATCAATGGTGAATCTAAAATTTCACTTCGTATTGTCGATTGGTTTGCAACCAATTATGCTAAAAAATTTTACACTTTGTATGAAATTAATGGTGAACATGGTAGTAAGCGCAGATTCAAAGTATATAACGATTACAAACTCAAGTTAAAAGCTTATAGTAAAAAACGTTTTGATCCATTTTGTCGATGGGACCGCATTAACATTCCTTATAAAAATGGTTCTTTTATTCAAACTACTATTGGACAATTAAATTTTTTTAAATGGGCATTGGAAAACGATGTAGTTGAATACATTAAAAATAATTATGAACATATCGAAAATGACATGAATAATCGCAATAGTTCATCACGAAAAAAAGAAACACATGTTGAAACCAATAATAAAACACGTAAACGCCGCGAAGAATTATCCATCCTAGCATCAAAAAGTATCAAAAAAGAAGATGTGGAAATCGTTGTGAAATTTTCTTAATAATCTAAATAATATGTAAAAAGGCGTAAAGATAATACATATATCTAACTATTATGTTTAATTATATGATGTTTAAACAAATTACCTTTACTGCTCTAGGTGCTGTTGGTGGTTCTATGATATCAGGGTCGATATATAATATGTTGGAATTTTTCTCTGTGAAATATCTTGTACGTGACAAAAAAGGATATTATTCAATGAGAGGTTATTTACACAGGAATATAATTCCATTATTTATGAGTAGTGCCGGTGCATTTGGGACAGGTTATTTAACTTACCAGATGTTGAAATAATATTTCCTTTTCACGAACAATGACCATATAATTCTTCATTAATGTCATTTTTTTCCCTATTTCATCAAAATGTATAATTAATTGTTCTACATTTTTTTGTCTTATATTTTCGATTCCTTTCGTATGACATATTTTTTTCATAAGTAATTTCATTACATAATATTCACGTAATACATTCGTCTTTTTTAATATAATATTATTTTCTTCAAAATTTGTTTCATGAAAAAGCGGTTCTATGATATGATTTGCTATAATATTTCCAATCATATCACTTTCACTACCCAATTTAATAAGATTATTTGTATAACTCGACCCATAACAATCTTCAGATGCTGGAAAAATATTTTTTCGCATTTTACCCCTACAACTCCAATCAGGTGTACTATCTAGGAAATACGGGACACTATATTCTTCAGCAATATCCAAAATTGGTTGTTTGTAGTAATCCAACAATGGACGATATACATTCACGTTTAAAATATTATTGTTTTTTTTCAAAACAGATAAATCTGTAATTTCGCGACCACCACGCATAATATTATTAAAAACATTCTCGGCTGTATCACCTTTGTGGTGAGCAAGAAACACCCCATTGCAATCATATTGTTCACATAACTCTTTATAGTAACTATATCGTATGTTTCTTGTTTCCTTTTCGTAGTCACTACGTTTTGTTGCGTTTCGCTTGAAATCCAAATCTTTATAATCGAAAGTCACGTCTTTATATTTACAATAATCTATTAAGAAATCACGTTCACAATCGCTTTCTTCGCGATTTTTATAATTCATGTGACAACAAATAATATCAAACGTGTTGTTATTCATTTGTATACGCTGATTTTCACGGATTTTATGAAAAATTTCCAGCAACACCATTGAATCTACTCCACCACTCAATGATACCAAGACATTGGATATATTGTGTTCTTGCAAAAATGCATCTACGCAACAAAATAATTCATTTGTCACGAGATTTTCATTATTTGCTTTTTGTGGAATAAATTCCAAAATATCACTATATTTTGTTAATTCGAAATGGTAATCCATTTTTTTGATTATATTGTATCAATATTCATTAAACAATTAAAATCAATTTTAATAATTTTCTACATAAAATAAGAGAAAATTATTATGTTATAAGTAAAATTTAAACATGTTTTGAATAATTATAGTAACTATTCAAAACATGGGAAATACATCTTCGATATCAAAGGCGAATTTCGAAGATATACAACATTCTATAAAAAACAAAAGTTCTTATATTATAAACGTTTTAAATCGTAACGAACAACAATGTTTGATACAAAATACAATGAATATTGACGACGAAGAGCAGTTAATGAATAATTTATTGGAAAAAGGAAACAATCATTATTCGATCATCATATATGGTAAAAATACCAATGATATGAAAGTATATGAAAAATATAACCAATTGGTTCAGCTTGGTTTCACAAATATTTCTATATATATCGGGGGAGTATTTGAATGGATGCTTTTGCAAGACATTTATGGAAACGACAATTTCCCCACAACAACAAGCGAATTAGACATTTTAAAATTTAAACCATTGCAAGTATTATATGCACAACGCATACATTAAACACTTTTCCTTTTTTCTTTGAATCTTTGCAATTTATCTTTTGCCGATAGTGGTTGGTTAACGGCAATATCCTTTTTCACTTCTTCTTTGATTTCGTTTACTTTAATTTGTATTTCTTCTTCGTCTTCTTCTTCGTTTATAGTAGGCATATTTTTTTCCAAATAACTAGCCACTTCATTATTTTCTTGCAAATCGTGAATAATCATAATACTATCTACAATATCACCATTCTGCTCTTTATAAACAACTCCTGCTAGTTCTTGAGAACAATCTGTTTGTTGCATAATAGTGTCAATATCTTCGTTTGAATCTTGAATATTAATTGTACTGGTAATTTCATTGTTATTCATGTCTGCTTGCATATCTTGATACATTAGACGTGCAATTCTTAAATTTTCTTCGGCGAATTCTTTCGTATCGCGTCTCTTAGACATTGCTTCGGCCATTTGTCTTTGTTTTTCTGTTCTTTTTTCTTCTGTCATCTTAGCAGCACCTTCTTCCATCATACGAATAATCTCTTCATCAATGTAATGTTCAATGGTATAACACAATTTATCTAAATCAAATCCACATAATACCCTTTCTTGCATATTATCTTTTCTTGGTAACATAACATTTGGCAGATTAGAAATATTTATACCCTTTTCCATTTTTTGTGCCATTAACCAAAAACCTTGACTATAAAACATAGAATCATAAATTTCATCATTTTTATACATTTCTTGGTATAGTTTTAATAATTTGGAAATGACGTTAATATGAATTGTACGATTCAATAACATAACGTTGTTGTCTACAAAATATTCTCTTTGTTTTTCATCAACAACATTTGAAAAAATATATTCTTGCATTACAGGAAAAGAATCTGATGCATTATCTACAATTTTTTTAGCAAATTCGATATATTTTTCATTGATTGTGAATGGTTTGTTTACATAAGAAAATAATACCATGCCTGATTCATTTGAATAATTCTCATGTTTGGTTAAATAGAAAGGATCTAAATGGAATATAACATTGTCGTTGAATAATACAATTTCTTGAAAATCACTATAAAACATCATTATTGCTTTCAATGATTCTTCATTCCATTTTTCAGAATTTGAAACAAAATTATTTACATTCATGAAACTAATGTTTTCTAAGTTCAAAATCTTCTCTTTGAAAGATTCTTCGGGTTCAGTTCTGTACCAAATTTCGACTGGTAATTGACATTGAAATTTATTTCGTAAGTTTTCTAAATTTGAAAATAGTGTTTCATTGTAGTTTCCCGAAATAAATGTTGTTAGACCTCTAAATAAGAATTCGCTCATTAATAACTGAATACCTTTTATTTTTATATTTTTTACTCAATAAAATATAAATTGAAATAATAATAAACATAAATCATCAAATTATTACAAGACAAAATGGATTTATTTCAATCTAAGTTAACTAAATCGGAATGGGAAAGTATAGAAGTCCCCGTCGATCACAATGAGAAACAAATTCTTCAAATGATCGTAGATGGCTATGATGATTTGAATATTTCAAAAAATAATACACTATCAATGCTAGGATACCTTAAAATTAATTATAATGAAAATATTGAAAAGTATATTTTTGACAAATACTTTTTATCTACAATCAAAGAACATAACAAAAAATACGATTTGCTTATAGACACACATAATCAATTTGACGAAAAAAACAAAATAAAAAAGGCAGACATGATGCGTTTAGAACAAAATAATAGCAATAAAATTCCAAAAGAAAATATATTTGAGTTCATTTTACTTCAACTTACATATAAAATGCTTCGTTATATTAACAAAGAAAATGTTAGATGGCTTTATTATTATTATACTCTTTATCATATAATTAAATATCCTATTTATCTTACAAATCAAATGGTCATTAATTATATCAGCACGTTATTGAGAAAATATGAAGAAAAAATTTCGATTGTTGATATGATAGCGAAATCATACGATTATATCGAAAAAAATGAATATATCTTAAATTATTCAAATATGGAACTTTATAAACATCAAAAACAAATATATTCTATTTTTAAAACAAATATAGAAATTCCTAAGCTTGTGCTTTATATTGCACCTACGGCAACTGGGAAAACTCTTACGCCCCTCGGACTAAGTAAAACATATAAAGTGATATTTGTATGTGCAGCACGTCATGTTGGTATTGCTCTGGCTAAATCTGCTATTAGTGTTGGGAAAAAGGTTGCATTTGGTTTTGGTTGTAATTGCACAGAAGATATTCGTTTGCATTATTTTGCGGCAAAAGAGTATACTAAAGATTGGAGAACTGGTGGAATTCGCAAAGTAGATAATACTATCGGTGACAAAGTCGAGATTATGATTTGTGATATTCAATCTTATATTTATGCAATGTATTACATGATATCTTTCAATAAAAAGGAGAAAATCATTACCTATTGGGACGAACCAACTATTTCAATGGATTATGATGAACATTCATGCCATGAAGTTATTCGCAATAATTGGTCGAAAAATATTATTCCTAATGTTGTATTATCATCAGCTACTCTTCCGAAAGAAGGCGAAATTGTTGATGTTTTACAAGATTTCAAATGTAAATTTCCTGGTGCTCGTATTCATAGCATACAAAGCGATGATTGTAAAAAAACAATACCCATTATTAATACAGAAGGTTATGTAGAATTGCCACATTATAATTATACCAATTACAGCCAAATATTGTCGTGTGTCGAACATTGCGAAAGTTATCCAACCATTTTGAGATATTTCGACTTGTGTGAAGTTTCGCGTTTTATTGTTTACATTCATGAAAATAAATTATGCAATTCTGAACGTTATAACATTGAAAACATATTTAACTCCATTGATGATGTTCAAATGAAAATAATTAAAACGCATTATTTGGAATTATTGAAACATATTAATCCAGAGAACTGGAAATCGATTTACGATTATTTTCAAGAATCTCGTGATTACAGAATCAAACCAAATAACAATGATGTAAAGGGTATTGTAAAATCTGCTAGTGTTGACACCCCAACAATCTTTAACAAAGGTGGTGGTATCTTAAAGCGTACTCAGTCGATACAACCGCAACCATCTAAACCTATTTATAAAAACGAATCATCTTATATGAGTCCTAGCCAACATGGTGTATTTATAACAACGCGTGATGCATATACTTTAACAAGTGGCCCCACTATTTATTTGGCAGAAGACACTGAAAAGATTGCGAAATTTTGCTTGAAACAAGCAAACATTCCAGCGGGTGTTATGAGTTCTATAAATCAATCCATATTATTTAATAATAAGATTAATAGTAAAATACATATATTGGACAAAAATGTAGAAGACGCACTAGCAAAAGAAGAGGGGAAGGAACATAAGATCAGTGAAGGTCGATATTCGGATGATGTTAAGCGCATGATGCGGGAGATCAAAGAATTGTCAGATTTAATTAAACCTGTTAACATAGATGAAATGTATATTCCAAATAAAATTCGTCATTTGTCAAGGTGGACAGGGACAAACGAATACGATATTAAACCATATACATCGGATATTACTGATAATGATATTGAAGATATCATGAAAATGAACGTCGACAATATTTGGAAGGTTCTCATCATTATGGGTATTGGATTATTCTCGCAAAATGTTCCAAACGATTATACTGAAAAGGTAAAAGAATTGGCTGTTGCGCAAAAATTGTATATAATCATTGCAGATGAAGATTTTATTTACGGAACAAATTATCAATTTTGCCATGGATATATCAGTAAAGATTTGTCTATGACGCAAGAAAAAATAATTCAATCAATGGGGCGCATTGGTAGAAATAAACTGCAACATCAATATAGTGTACGTATTCGAGATAATAATATGATTTCAAAAATCTTTCAAAAGGAAGAAAATAAAAAGGAGGTATTTAATATGAATAGATTATTTCAAACAAATGAAGATGATATTATGTAGATTTTGAATCATCATTCATTATTTGTTGTAAATCTTCTTTTCTTACAACAACATTTTTGGAAACATTCTTTATAATTTTTTCAACATTCTTTTCTTGTTTATCATCTACACCACCAATTGAGTTGCTTATGATTTTAATATATTTATCATTATTAATATCAGTGCAACCCGGATTATTTTCGATCCAGTTTGGTATTTGTTCTAAATTATTACGCTTCATTTTACTAATTGCTTTCTTTAATATTGGCTTGTTGTCCTTTTCTAAATTCCATTGATCGTCATCTTTAATATAGAGTACTTCGTTTTTTACATCACAACAATGAATTGGACGTTTATATACATCCATATTTTGTAATCCATCTAAGAATATTTTGGTTATACCATTGACAAATCCAAGTTCACCCATTAGTTCCACACCATTTGTGTTATTTGTTATCATATTTATAAAATCCATTATATTAAGTGCATCTTTGCATTGCGAATTTAAAAACACGTTTATATTGACATTATTTGTTTGACCTTTTCCTACATTGGGAATTAACTCTTGTATTTGTTGTTGCTGGTTTACTATCATTGTACGTAAATCCTTGTTCTCCTCCAATACATGATAAACTAAATCTTTCATCGTCTCTTCGTGCTTTACCTCTTTATCAGTAACAACAATCACTTCATTATTACTAATATCCTTATTTTCCATTTTTTCCATTTTTTCCATTTTTTCCATTTTTTCCATATTTTCCGTTTTTTCATAAATTTCACATTTTGTTTGATGCTTCCACATTCCACTCCGCGTTTTGTATTTTTTTCCACAAGAACACACTAGGAAAGTTGGTTTGATGTAATTTGATGTAAAATGTGTTTCCATGTGTTTCCATTTGTGCTTTTGGGTTGAGAGGTGTCTAGTCATGTCTCCTTTTTTGCTACATTCGAACTCACATGTTTTGCATAGAAAATTTTGATGTTTTTTGATGTAAAATTGTGTTTCCATGTGTTTCCAATTTATATTAATATAATATTTTTTTAAATCAAAATTTGGAAAAATGAAAAAAATGTTATGCTAACAAAAAAAAAATAACAAAATGGATTTTAGAGCATTTGCATCACAAACGTCTTTTTCGCAAATTTCAAGAATTCGCGTTTTTTTGGGTCGAAAGTTTTTATTTGTTTTTTCATTAAAAAAAAAGGGGAAATTTCTATTTGAAAAAAAAGTTACAAAAATGGACAAATGTGTGAATTTACGAAGAATATATAAAAAAAGAATATATATTTTTGACGCAAAATATAATATTTACTAATATTATGGACATAGTAATAACATTTATATTTATTTTGCTAGCAGGTTTAATAATTAATCATTTTTTAAAATTTCCTTTTGAATATTATTTTTTCATTGTATCAATATTATTCGCATTAAAATATATACGTATCGAACAAGTACCTGAATCAGATTCTAATAGCGAAAAACCAGTAACATCGTATAATACTTGTAGTAACTTTCCAATAGAATATTACGATCCCAATAAATAAAATACGATTTAGTAATTATAAATTGATTTTAATTATTTGATAAATCGTTTTATTAAATAATTATAAATGAATTACGTCTATCTAAATCAAGAGCTTGTCCCAGGCAAAAAATATTTGTTCCATACGCGCTTGATTCATAATAACAAAATGAAAAAATTCACCGGAACGTTTATTGATGTAAGTTGCGGTGTATTACGCGTGGAAGATTATTATGATGGAAAATTCACAACATGTGATATGATATTTTGGACGACGCCTATCGAATTTATTACAAACATTGCACCAATTGAAAAGTGTTCCTTATAGTTTCTAAAAATCATGCAATAAAATCATTCTATTTTTGAACCAAATTTATACGCGCATTGTATTTGGTTCTTTTTTCATGATTGCCTGACCTACCATCTTACCCTTTTTAACGTACTTTACAGGTAACCAATTAATATGTACTCTTTTTTTATCACGAAGTTTTGAATGCTGTTTACATATTTGCGCAGCTTCTTCTATGTCTTCGTCTGTAATCGCTGTTTTGTAGTCATTTTCAATAATAACATAAGATGAAGATTCGTCTTTTACGTGAAACCATAAATCATCTTCACATGCTTCCTCTAATATGCGCCAATTGTCCTTTGCATTTTTACCTATGATAATTGTTGGAAAGTTAGTCATAATATTAATAATAATGAAAATATAATCAAATGTCATTATTATTTCAATTTTACCATAAACTGAATGAAATTTTTGGACGTGGAATGAACGAACCTACATAATTCGGTACAACCATAAATTGTTCTTTAACAGATTGCATCTTGCTTCCAATACGTCCAGCTACCTTTGTAAATTCTAATAATTCGTTTGCCTTCTCTTCCTTTTTTTTAGGTATAAAGTTTTCTATAAAATATGTTTGTTTTACAAACTCCAAAATGAGAATCAATCCAATCGCAAATATGCCAATATATATTAACGAACATCGTTTCATCTATTACTAATTATAATATACTTATAAAAATAATTTATAAGTATATTTTCAGCTTCCGCCGGGAATTGAACCCGGGATCTTTTGATTACAAGTCAAACGCCTTACCACTGGGCCACAGAAGCATAGTATGAGAAATAAATACTATTTATTTATTCATATAATCTAACCAAATAATTCTTTAAATAATATTTTATAAACTAGACAAATAGACCATATTTTTATGAATAATATAAAATAGCGCGGCAAAAATTATGCTTTTGAGAACGTATCCTTGAAAATTCATGTTACCATCTTTCATAAAACAAAAACAAAATGTTTTGAAAAACCATTTATTAACAACTGGTAAATGAAAAAAAAAATAAAGCAACATAATTAAGATGGGCAACTGAAATTGTTCGTACAATATTTCTAAACTTTCGCGTTGATTATCACTTTTGCTTTGATCATGCAACATTTCATGATTTGATTCCCAGTTATCTATGTAATCAGGATGTTGTTGATGTTGCATGTAATCATGTTGTGCTTGTTCATCGCTATGTATTGGTTGTGTATTTCGCGGCACATCACGAATAGGAATGTTTAAAGCACCTGCGGACGCTAAATCATTTGTTTGGCTTAATATTTCATTCACAGAAGTCGCATCCATTTGATTAGGAGGTGGAACATCGTTTAATGGTTTGTATTCTGTTGGATTTTCATTTACTGACATGGTCATACTTGCATTTTCTTGATTTGTACCATTGGGTAAATCGTCAATGTGTGTACTATCATTTTGTCCTGACATATACAAGGATTAGAAAGCTAACTAAATAAAATTACGCAAACGATAATTTTTTTACGTTCGTTTTTTTACAACTAGTTGATTCTAAATCGTAAGAATAACATTTATTTCCGTGTTTAAATACCTTATTTTCAACCTTTTTAATATTTGGAGTATAAAATGCAATACAATTTTTTCCTTTGCATGCTTTTCTAAATAAAGTAGCTAAACCTAATCCCAACAATATTGACATTAGAACTTTTCCTTCATACGATTTTAATTTGGCTCTTAAACTCATTTACAATATATATATATTTTTACTTTTGTATTGGAACTTTGGTAATTGTTTGATTTTTACAAGATACCTCTTTAGGTTTATATTGGAAACATTGCCCTGCATTATCTTCAATAATAAAATCCTTGTAATTTTCGGGACTAGGATAAATGTAAATCTTTTTCATATCATCCCCTTTTACGTAAGTGTAAAATATTCCAATGGCAAAACTAACTATAAATATTTTAGCATCAATATAATCAAAAAACATAATATATAATATATAATAATGAAATATTTTAATCACTTGAATCATGTTTTTCAAGACCAATATAAAATTCTTCTGCTTCAAATAAATAAGAACGTGTTTCTAAATAATAAATGATTTGTTTTCCCTTCATTTGGTCTTCTTCATGTATTTCTCTTAATCCTTTATATGCAAATTTTAGCTCGTATATTTTTTTCATTAATGGTATTAATGTTTCAACCATAATTTCCATTGCTTCTTTTAAAAATATAATCTCTTGATTTTTATGATAGCGTTTCATACTTAATTTAATTGATTCAATAATGGTTTGACTTTTTAATAAATCATCCTTCAATATTTCATTCGTTTCACGCTGGTCTTTAATGTTATTGTAACTTCGCATTAAACCAATTAAAATGCTAGTGTCTTCGTTAAAATCTTTCAGTATTTTTCCAAATTCTTCACTTGATTTTTCTCTTGATAGGTATCCAAAAAGTGTCTGATATTTTAATTGTAATATTTTTTCCTTGTTTATTGTTAGGGATTCATCAAAGCTGCCAATCATTTCCGGATAGAGAGAATAACTAATGTCATTCACTTCCATTTTACCTTCACATGGGTCTTCTATTGCACCACATTTTGCCATGAGTTGTTCATTTTTTCTTTCGAAAATTGTATTGACATTTCTTTTGCAAAATATACATGGCATCTTAATACGTTGCATTAAACGTTTTTTCTCTTGATTAGAAATAGTACGCATCATGATTTTATCTTTACGTTGTTGAATTTTTGTGTTATAATCACCTTTTTTTTTGTAATAAAGTTCTATTTGGATCTTTTTTTTATTGTCCATAATCTTTATATATATAATTTACGATATATTAAATCGTATTCATTATTCCAATCAGGCAGTCCTGTAATATTTTCCATACCCTTTTGTTGTTTGGCACTTTGATATTGCTTAATCTTACCTAAAATATAATATTGCTTTTCTCTTTCCTGAATTTGTTTTTCCACCTCTGTTTTTTTCCCCTTGTATTTGTAAAGTAGAAACAATCCAATCAATGTAAATATGCCTAAAGTAGCCGAAATATTAAATATAAGGTTATAATATTCATCCTTTATTTTATGACATTGTTGTAGCGTTTTATGAAAAAAATAATGAACACCTGGTTCAATAAGAGTAGGTTTATTTATATTTACGTATTTAGACATTCAGTGTTTATATAATATTTATGTTGATAATAAGAAATTTTATTATACTTAATATCTATGGACGGATCAGGAGCTTTTATAGGATTGATATTATTTATTATAACAACGATATTTTACTTTGTTTTTAAGTTATTCTTTGGTAAGGACGTATTCAAAAAAGATGAAAATGGAGAAATTTTAAAAGATGCAAATGGAAACCCAGAAATATTGTATACGGCAGAATCAATGAAGAAAAAAATATATGTTTTGTATTTTATACTTGTGATTATTAGTCAATTGTTTGTAAACTTAAGTTTATTGAGTACAATGTGTAAAAGTGGATTAGGTTCAGTTGCATTGCCTGGATTTATTTATACAATTGTTCCATGGTTGCTAATATTTGGTGTTTTGAAATTAATGTTTATGATAATGCCTGGGTGGAAAGCGCCATTCTCAAATACATTCGGTTATTTGGTCACACGTATTACGGGATTGCGAACAATATTACGTTACTTATTAAAACCGATTGATTTAGAAGATGATAGTCGTGAATTAAAAGGAGAACAATTACAATCTTTTCAAACATTGCGCGAAATTTATAAAGATGATTCGGTATTAATTAATGAAATTACACCTGAAAATTTTGATAAATTTTGGAAAACGATGGAACGCTCACAATTGTTTAAAACAGATGATGAAATTAAAGCAATACCCGGAACAAAAGGAAAATATAATTTAAATAAACTTCGCGGTGATGTCCAATGGTATGTGGGATTAAAAGACGATGTATCTGAATTTGTATGGTTCTTGCTATCGGGAAGTTTGATTACAACTATTGTATACAATAATATGAACAAATACAAATGCAGTTATACACCTGAACAAATTGCAGATCAAGATAAAAAATATAAATTGAAAGTAGACGAAAAGGAAGATACGTCATCTACAAAGCAAGTATATTATACTGAAGATTAATCATCAAACCATAGACAAGGCACAAAGATAATATATTGTATGAATTCACTTAAAGGTATTACATACACTAATATAAAATGAATACAATTATTCTACTTGCAATGATGCTCGGCTCTGTATATGGAGCCACCAATTCTACCTTTTCATCTCGTTCTGACCACTGGGGAAAATTTCAAGATTTTGTAACTAAATTTGAAAGAAAATATCAAACATTGAAAGAATACGAAGATCGTTTTGGAGTATTTCGTGATAATTTGATGTTTATTGAAAAACACAATTCACAACAAATGTCTTATACTCTTGGTGTAAATCGTTTTGCTGATATGACTACTGAAGAATTTGTTAATATGAATACCATGTTTCCTTTCCAACAAAAATGCGATAAATTTTCGGCATCTTCGTCCGATGTAGCCGATAGTTGGGACTGGCGTGAACATAGTGCAGTAACCGGTGTAAAAGACCAAGGGCAATGTGGATCTTGTTGGTCATTTAGTGCAACGGGTGCTATGGAAGGAGCATGGGCTATTGCTAAAGGCGAACTTGTCAGTTTGTCTGAGCAACAATTGGTAGATTGTTCCAAATCTTATGGCAATCACGGATGCAATGGTGGTTTGATGGATGGTGCTTTTCATTATGCGATGGATAATGGTATGTGTGGTGAATCCGATTATAGTTACACCGCTTCAGGAGGAACATGTGAAGAATGTGACCCATTGGTAAAAATTAGTGGTTGTGTTGATGTTACTGCTAGTAATGAAGTAGATTTGAAGACAGCTGTTTCCATTGGACCTGTATCTGTTGCAATTGAAGCCGATACGAAAACATTTCAACTTTACAAATCGGGTGTATTGACTGGTGATGCCTGTGGAACAAACCTAGACCATGGTGTCCTTGTTGTAGGATATGGAACCGAAGATAACACTGAATACTGGCTAGTAAAAAATAGCTGGGGGACATCATGGGGAGAAGATGGATATATTAAAATCGGACGTAGTGATAGTACTACTAGTAAAGGTATTTGTGGTATCGCAATGCAACCTTCTTATCCCGTAGTTTAAATTTAATGAAATAAATAATTAATGGTGTATTATGACGTATAATCATGTAATAAATATAATATTATATGATTTAAGAAGATATATGTAGAAATAATATTATGGAAGATAACGATGATGGTAAAAAACGTTATGAAAAATGCGATAATTGTAAAAAAATGATAGATTGTTGGAAACACAATATTTACATACTTATCAAATATGATGATGAATTATATTTTTGTCTAGAATGCTTTGATAAAAATAAGAATTCTTACAAAAAAGATAATTGGTATTGTGAAGATTTTCTAGATGAATAATAAAATGCATATTTTAAAGTATTTTATTATTTTAACTAATAGTTATTTTCATTAATTTAACGACGACGTCTAGTATTGCTAGATTTGCGGCAAAAAGTACGTTTTTTACCTTTTGTGTATTTGCATCCTCTGGTCCCTCTGCAAGCAGCAGGACCTTTTTTGCGACATGATGAAGATCTTACACGTTTTCTGTAAGAACGACGAGCAGAAGAAAGTTTTTTAGCGCGCGAACGAGTTGTTGGTGCCATATACTATATGGCATCAAAAAAATAATTTTCATAAATTAGTACATATTTTTTGAAAATGTTACTAAATATAATACAGATGTGTAAGATAAAACAGCTAAAATAATTACAATAAACCACATAGGTAACACTGATTTATTTTTATATCCTACACCAAAATGCTTTAATGAACCATCGTTATTATAAATAAAAGCTGGTTTACTATAAAGAATAGTAGCAAAGCAAATAAAAAATAATGTTAATGCTAAATAATTTATATTTTGTTTGATGAATAGTTTTCCCATATATATAGTTATGAATATTAATATCAAACTATTCTGAATAATGTACTAGTGACATGAATCCAACACAATATAAAAGATAAATAGCAATATTTACAGGTGATATTACTTTACGAGCAGTTAATGTAGACACAACACCAATAAATAATAATACTGAAATAACGACAATATAGTAGATTTGTTTTGGGTTTTCAACATCACTTAAATTGAAATAATTACTAATATTTAATGTTTTATTTTCCTGTTTCAAATCTTTTTTTACTTGATAATATATACTCATTCCCATTTTACGAATTAACCATGTAGAAATAAAAGTTAACCCAAGAACAATACCCATATTTTTGTTCAAATCAAAAATCTTTCGAAAAACAAAAAAGGAAACCATTGTTCCTAAAGCACCCATAAATCCTTCAAAATATTGGTTATCATTTAATAATTGATATTCATCATTTGAATCACTAGAAACCATATATATATATATATTATGTGTATAATTTTTCATATACAAATTATATGTTAAATAAGTATGTAAAATTATTCGTGATCTTCGTGATTGTAATCTTCGTCGTAACCAGACAAATCATTTATTTCACGCATTTCATCTTCTAAAAATAAATTACGTTCTTGTTCAAAGACATTTACATCATATTCTACTAACCCTTTTTGTAAACCTTTCCCCCATTCACCTAGTTTATATTTCTTAAGTTCGTTGATAACAGCGCGCTCTTCTTTTGTTTTTTCTTTTAATTTTTTAACAATCTTATCTTTTTCATCTTGTTTTGAGCGCAGTATTTGTTTCATCACACTTTCATACTCTATAAAAGTGGTGGATTTTTGCTGATAAAATGTTTCGAGAACATTAATAACATAATTCATTAGAATTGGTTTACCAACTTGATTATCTAGCGTAATAAATTCATTCATAATTGTAAACAATATTGTAGAATACATTAAAATGTTTGTAGAAATATTATCTTGCATGGGTAACATTTTAATTTGACTGAATAATCCGTAGTAATCTTTAGTATGCGCCATAAAATCTCGAAAATGAGTATTTAATTCGTCATTGTCAATAAAGCGTGTAAATTTTGTATAATAAGTTTTCATGTAATTTTGCAAATCCATAATATGCGATGGCGACAATTCCCAATGCTTTGGAATCTTAATTTTATTCATTGTTAATTTATTAATAATCATATTTGGAATCAATGTAGAAAACATATAGACAAATGATTTGACCATCTGAGTAAATCGCACCATATAATCATAACTTCGAGTCGTTTCATGGCAAGAATAAATAAACTCTAAAATATCTACAACCGGTTGTTTTTTGGCGCTTCTACTTTTTTTCACATTTAACCAATTCGCAATATTTTTATATTTTTTTTCCATATCTTCAAATAAAAATGATTTAAATTCTAAAATATCATTGGATTGAACTTTATTGTAATCATTATCGTTATAATTAACAATTAAATTACCATACAAATGATTAAATTTTGCATATTGGTTCAACAATTGATTTGAATGACTAGCATCAGAACCTTGTCTTGTTTCGCTATGTTTATTTGTTAATGAATGTTTTTCTTTCAAATATGTTAAGTAATCAATAACAGGAGAATAAAGCTCTATTAATTTAACGTGATTTACACGTATTTTATTATTTCTATATACATGTAATAACATTGTCATTATATTTGTATCAATTGCTTCATCATCATTATTATATATTCGAATAGTTGCCTTTATTTTTTCTAAAATAACATCTGAAAATCCAGGATCTACATTTGGGAAAAGAATTTTTGTATTTTCGGTAAATGAAAACATGGGAACATGTTGATGGTGACGTAAATTATCGAAAATTTCATATAAATTTGTTAAATAATCTAAAATGTGCTGAACCTCTTTATTTTCTTCGATAAAAAACTCCATTGGATTTTTAGTACGTAAACAACATGCATTTTCTAAATAAGGGACCTGGTCACTTGTTACCAATAAGTGACTTTGTTTGGATGTAATATTTTGAATTGTTTCGAGAAGAGAATATGAATAAAGAATAATTTTAGACAATATAATATTTTTGTATTCATTGTTAATAACAGAATCTTTTTGCAAAGGTTGAATACGCTTAATATGGTATTTAAACAAGGGAGGAACGAATTCTCTCCATTGATACTGGTCAATAAATTTTTCTTTGGAAACTTTTTCACTTAATAAGTAATTTTTAATTAGTGATGCAAATTCATTGCTTGAAATAATTGTCAAAATGCCAGTGACTTCATTTATAATATTTTCAGTAGATGGTTTCACCAAAGAACGATGCAATTCATATTTTTTTGCCAAACACACAACATATTTAATAGTATCCATGTTATCACTACTATGTACAGGAAAACCCAATAAATATGGTTTACATGTTTTTTGTTTTTCTAAAAAGGAAATTTCACTTACACGCATTTCTAAGTAAACAACAAAAGAAGAAAGAAATAATAAGACAAGTTTATAAGAACTTTCTTGCCCTTTCGCTTTGAATTTATCATAAAATTGTGAAAGCTTGACTAATAATTTATGTTTAAGGTCATTATTACTTCGCAAATCTAATTTGGTTTCCATGATGTAAAATAATGTATCGATAAACTGAATATCTGAATTCGTATAAGAAGAAACTATTTCTTGTATTTCACCTTCATTTGTTATGTTTATGCTATCGCTTACAAATGCTTCTTCTTCCAATGCTTCGCTAGTTGTAGTATTGTCAACAACATCCGACTTTTCCGTTCCATCTTTATATTCATATTCATAATCGTTTTGTATTAATGCTTCTTCTTTTGCTTCGTATTTTTCTATACTTTCTTCCTTATCTGTTTCCAATATTTCGCGTGTTTTATCTTTAAAACCTTTATCTGTAAATCCTTCATCGGCAAAAAAATCTATATTGCGAATTGTATAACCACTATGTATGTCAACCCAAGATCCTTCATCATCACTTAATGCACCTTGCTTTTGACAGATAATTTCCATTGCGTAAATATAATTTTCTTTTCCATGATAAGCTAGATTTAAAGTATGTATAAAAAGTGGTAGTAGTGGTAGTTGTGTTTCTTTACAATATAGCCAATATGGATCCTCGCCAATTGCTTGAAAAGGTTGTCGACAATAATTTTTGATAAAAGAAAATATTTTATCTTGTTTTTTTTCAAAATCTTTAATTCCCCTTATTTCATCACGTAATCCAACATGCGGACTAATTAAATTTCCATCCATTTCATCATATTCACTTGCTATTTGATTATTTTTTACGGAATAATGATAACGGCGCTTTTCATAAACATTGCGCAATCGTTTCAAGTAAAATTCACATTCCATAACAATTTCTTTGTATTCACTTTTTGTACGTGCATGAACGTGTTTATATTCGTTCATCATTTCCTGAATTAATTGTAATTGTAATTGTTTTTTTCTATCATTGCTATCTTCACATACATCTTGATAATCGGTAGGGTCGAAACAAGAAAAATTATTGAAACAAATGCTATTGTTTAATGAAAGTGAATAATTATCTTGATACATTTCATTTGCTTCTTTGTTTTCTTTCCACGTATTATTGACGCGTTTGTAAAAAATCATTCCAACACCATCCATGTTGTCTTTTGTTTCGAGAATACAATAATGTCCATTTTCTACTTTTTTCTTTCCTAGTAAAATATTTGAAACCATTGTTTTTGATTCATCTTCTGATAATTGATGCACTTCCATCATTTTTTTTTCCAAAAAACTAATAAATTGTTGCTGAGACATTCTCTTTTTTTCTTGGCTATATATTTCAACTGCGGTGTAATAAGTTTTATCAAATTGTTTATCGAAATATATTACTTTATCGTCATCTTCTTTTAATTCTTCTGAATCAATATATTTCTTTGCAACGACAAAAGGTGTTTTGCAAATAGAGGTAGAAATATCTTTCGCATTTGTTTGACTATTATTTGAATCATTTTGTTCTTGGTATTTTAACAAAAGTTCTTCAATATCTGGATTTAGCAAATGGATACTGGCGTAACTTAAAATAGATGAAAAACAATCCAATGAATCTTGGGTTGTATAATAAAGAAGGCGTTCATGAGGTGTATTAAATTGTATGGTACTATTACTAAAATAACTATCATGAATAAAAGAAATAACTATTTCTTTTTCCTCATTCGTTTTGCCTTGAAAATAATTTTCTAATATACCTTGTCTTGCTACGTTTTTGCCATAATAATTTTTACCCGCAACGCGTTTAAGTGAATCAAACATCCCCTTATTTTGTTTTACATTTGCATTGTATTTCTTGTAAAAATTTCTACGTTTTTCATAAATTTTGGATGTCAAAATATCACTATCTTCGAAAACAATATTATTGATTTCCATGTAAAATGGATGAAAATGACTTACCATATATTGCAAACCAATTGGTTCTCCAGCTTTCATTATGGTATTGTTATAATTTTCAATAATATTGCGATTAGATGGAAGCACTTTGTGTAAAAATTCTTTCCAGGTTAATGACGTTTCTTTTGGATTGTGGTGGACATATACCATGTCCTCAAATTTAAAATCGTAATTAGTCGCTTCATTGGTAAGTTCTTTTGATTTTAAACGACTATTTTTATATACCTTTGAATAATCGGTAAAACTATCAATAATAAAAGTGGCCTTTTTTAATAGATTTGTATAGGGTAAATAAGCTTTTGATGCATTTAACCAAAACGTAAATAAACAAATGAAGCCATGTAAATGAATACCTTCGTCTCCTGGTAATATTCGATTTAATACATTTTTAACATCCTTGATTTCATCTAAGTGAATATGACTACTTTTCTGCTCGTTATTATGACTAATCGCATCAAAAGCTTTTGTGATTTGCATATTTTCTAATTCATCATTGGGTAAATATGGTGAAAACGTAGATAAATATTTATCATAATAGGTTTTGTTACCATAAGTTTTATAATTGTTTAATTGTTCTTTTTCGAAATTGCGCTCATCATCATAACTAATATTTTGAGCATCTGTTATTTGTTCTTCGTCAAAATGAATGTCATATAATTTATGTTTTTCACTCATAATAGGAATAATCCAAGGCATATTATTTTCCATTTTTTCAAGCACATTTGCCAATGGTTTATTTTCAATACCATTGAATAATGGGGCATATGGATAGTCATTGTGGTCCTTTTTTGAGAAAATATCTCTTAATTCGCTATATCGCGAAATAATTTTTTCTATTTTTTTGTTCGACTCTTTATTCTTGCCATTTTCTTTACCGATTAATGCATTTGTCAAATCATCTAATTGAATATGAATACCATAACGTAATTTATCTTCATCCACTTTTACAAATTGCGCGATTTCACCTAAATCATCATCCTCGTCGTCACTTCCTTCTTCCAATTGATTTAATGCACTATCTTTTTGTATTATTTCCTCTTGGAATTCATTAGGTGTCGACTCTATTTCTTCTGGTGTGGAACCTATTGATTTTGTTTCTTCTATTTCTTCTGGTGTGGAATCTATTGATTTTGTTTCTTCTATTTCTTCAATGGAATTATCTTGTGTTTGTTCGGCAACGTCGTTTACTGGCAAAACAATTTTTTCACTATCTTTGGGAGGATCGCGAATTTCGATTTTAGAAATATTAAAATCAATTGGTATACCCTTATAAGCGAAATCAATGTATATATAACTATCGTCTGCTAACTTAACTTCAATCATATCTTCCTCCAAACTTTGAATATAACCCGTCACAATAGTGGGGAAATCACCTGTAAAATGAATATTAACCCATGTTCCTTGATTTAAATGATTTTGTTTAGCGTACCCTTTGTTGTCCTTTCTCTTTAACAATCGAATTTTTGTAATTGATGTATCGTTTAATTTGGAAGAAGCATTTAATGTAAGTATTTCTTCTTGACTATTGTTCATTACCTTGATATAATGTTTATCTATGTAATCAACAAAGTACCTCTTTTCATGAAATGTCTCATTGGTTGGACTAATTATTTGTATAATATCTCCTAACATTAAGAATATAGATTTCGTGTTAGTAGTTTCCATAGTACTGATATACGAGTAGAATAAAAAACACGAATTTTGCACCATTTAAAAAAAAATTGAAATATTTTGTGCTTAATTAGTTAAATGTATATAATAATTAACAATGAGTGAATCCGTTGAATTTTCAAATACTATTTTCGCTTCTGTAAAGGAGAACATTAGTAGTCCTAGCGACTCTAATAATAATCCAAATCTTGTTTTGAACAAAAAGGATTTCGGTGGCCTGTCTTTGTGTCACTATCGCAAGGATATTCTCACTGCATGTGAGGAGGATTATGATGGTGTGTATTCTAAATATAGATCCGTTATTTTTGACACAAATTGTGTTATGATTTCTTCTTCACCATTCAAGTCACTTTCGCAGCGTAAGTTTCAACAAACATATGATTTGGACAACATTAATGTTGTGCTAGAAGAGTTTGTCGAAGGAACGATGATTAACGTTTTCCATGATGGAAATCAGTGGCAAATTTCCACACGCACATGCATTGGTGGAAATAACACATTTTACAATAATGGTGTTGCTGGAGCAAAGTCATTTAGTACCATGTTTGAGGAGGTATGTCGCGATGTAGGGTTCAGCTATGATATGCTTGAGAAAGATATTTCGTATTCTTTTGTCATGCAGCATGTTGATAATCGTGTTGTTTCGCAATACCAGTTCAATGACCTGATTTTGGTTGAAGCATACAGGATTTCTCACAACGATACAAATTCTGTTGTTAACTTCATCGACGTAAACGGATTGAATGCCAATTTTACGGGTTCGAACGTACGCTTTCCCACACGTTTTGATAAGGAGAACTATGATGATTATAGTAATGTGCAAAAGAATTTTGACATCGATATTGATGATACTAAAATTCAGAAGAGTGCAATTCTGCAGAACGTGGATACTATTCCTAAGGGGGTTGTCATCAAGAATTTGACGAATGGTCATCGCATGAAGTTCCGCAATACGACGTATGATTATTTGGCAAAGTTGCGAGGTAATCAGGCGAAGTTGGAGTTTCACTATATGTCTTTGCGCAAGGATAAGAAGATTTCGTTATTCTTGCAGATTTATCCTGAATACGATGAGCGTTTCATGGAATTCCGTGATAAGATTCATAATTTCACACAAGCATTGTTCTTTCACTATTTCAAGTGTTTCAAGGAGCGGTCGATTGCATTGAAAGAAGCACCTTATGAGTTGCGTGCTCACCTATACGAGCTACACGGCAAGTATATCAACGAGTTGCGTCCTGTAAAGAAGACGATGCAATTTCAAGATGTCAAGGATTATGTAAATGAGCTTCCTGAAGCGCGTTTGATGTATTCGCTGAATTTCAATACGCGTCCTGCAAAGGTGGAAAAGTACGTAAACGAAAAGGGTGAGGAATGTGCTGACCTATAAAAATAAGAAAACAAAAATAAAAAAAGAAAACAAAAATAAAAAAATGTAATGGTACATAGTTACCTATTACATTTTTTTATGTGTTTGAACATTTACACCGCGCAATTATTAATTAATTCAGTTGGTGGATTCGGACATCAATCCATCTGCTCACGTTTTGCATTTTCTTTTCTTTTAACCACGGCATTATATTCATTTTCATGATTTTTTTGTATACGTTTCATAGTATTTTCATATCTCAGTCGGGGAGACAATTCCTTCTGGTATTTTGTATACATTTTAATGTCATTCTCGTGTTGACTTATCGCTTGTTTGCGATGTACTGGGTCAATGTCGCATATAGTAAGTGGCATAATTGCTTGAAATCCCGGAATGATGTCACGTTTATCCATTTTGCGGTTGTTCATTTATAATATGGCTACATTTTTATGTCACTTAATTATATATTTTATTTTCGCTAACACAAAAAAAATTAAATATGAATAATTTCATGTTTTTTGAAATAATATTTAATCAAATTGTGCCTTAATTTTATTTAGAATAATAATAGCTGCTTTGCATGCTTGAACCAAATCATCTTGAATAGTTTCATTGTGTTCTTCTTTTTTATATCCAATGCGAATAATAGAATCGTCATCGTGAGGATGAAACTTTTTAAAACCACAAAAAGAAAGTTTCGCGTCATTTTCGAAAAACATAGTGTACAAGAAATATTCGACGATTTTACCAAGGGTATAATCTTCATTTTTCAATGTAACATCGAAACAATTACTCATTGTACTATTTGCGCGTTGAATAAGTTCGCTATTTTCTTGAATCGAAGTAATTAATGTTTCGCATTTTTGAGCAATAATATCACATGCCTTTTCGATTAATGCAACAGAATCGTACATACCAATAGAATCCAATGTGTAATCAAAACTATTAGGAATACAAATACGTTGTCCTTGAAGCAACATAAAATTATCGCGTTCCAATGCTAACTCTTCGCCTTCTACTTGTTTTGACTTTAACTCTCCTTCTTCTTTTTCCCAAGCAGCATCGATTTTATCGTTATCTGGAGTATTTCCATATACACAAGTACTTGTAACATTAAACATACCATCTTCTTTGGCAGATGAAATACTAAATTTGCATGATAGTGCAATGGATTCGCCGGGAATTTCGTCAGAAATCTTGGGACGAAGACGAACAAAATCGATGTATTGTTTGGTAATCGAATTAGGTGGGAAGATGGTTTTCGTTTTTTCGCGCGACAGATATTGTCCGTTTTGAACATTTTTAATTTTGAAATGCTCACTGGTAACAACCATAACATTATCACTGCTATTGGTTTCGCTTACTTCTAAAATATATGTTTCTATAGGAAAATTCATATCATCGATCATAATAGGAATACAGCTCAATCGTTGTTTAATGATTTCATTATTCATACGGGACGTATTTTTGGTAATAATTGCATTGTTTTCGTTATCGGGATAAGTTTTACATACAATCACAGGGATTTCAGACATGATTGTTCGTCGTAGTCCATTTGCAATGCTTACATTTACGTCAGATAGAGTAAAAGTAGCATTATTGTGCGAAACGTTTAAATTAGAAATAATAGGTTCCATGTTTTATATATAATTATTCTATAATTATATTTTATATCAATTTTTGTGAAAAAAGGTTAAAAAATAGTTGTTTGATTTAAGTATGAATTTATTGTATTATAGTAACCATTGTAATCATTCAAATCAATTATTGCAATTATTGTCAAAATCGAATATTCAAAAACAATTTTATTACATTAATATAGATAAACGTAGCAAAGATGAAAAGAACAATACGATTGTTCATTTGGAAAATGGAAGTAAAGTTCCTTTACCCCCAATGATAAATAAAGTGCCGTCGTTGTTGCTTCAAAATCATGGAAATCGTGTACTAACAGGAAACGAAATAATGCAATTTATCAAGCAACAACAAAATGACTTTGAAACTCAACATGTCAGTGATGACCCAGAACCATTTGCACTTACCGGGGGTGGTGGTACGGCATTCGTATGTTCAGACAATTATAGTTTTCTAGATATGAATGCACAAGATTTACAATCAAAGGGTGATGGTGGAACACGACAAATGCATCATTATGTACAATTAGATGGCAATACAAGTATCGCAACACCAACTGATAATTATGTACCAGACAAAATAAGCAGTGGTCAAGGGATGACGTTAGAAAAAATGCAAGAAGAACGCGATAAAGATATGCAAAAAAACAAAACGCCATATTCGTAAATTATAGACAATAAATATTTAATCATAATAATTTACAGGTAAAACATCACAATTATCATATATGTTAACAGGTAAATTATCTTTTACAAAATAACATTCTCCATTTGCATTCCAATGCGTAACCAAAGCTATTATTTCTACTCCATAAAAATGTGCTTTTTGTACAGCTAAACGATAAATAGGGTCGATGACTGATGGCTGAAAACTTGACGAGTCAGTGCGTTGAATAACAAAACACAGAATGGCACGAGTATTGTGAAAACGCACGAGTTCAGTTAACTCTTCAACATGTTTTAGCGCGCGGGGGCTAATAGTAGATTTTGCATTTTTACGATAACCATCCGGAAAATAAGATATTTTATCATCGTATTTATAACCGGATACATCTATTTTTTTTCTTTCTTTTGCAGTACAATCTACAAAATCTGCTAAAGGGACATTTTTCACTTCTAACACAAATTCTTGTCCGTGTTGGTCAATCCCTGCAAAATCAAAACGCGAATTTAATTTCGTTACTTCGCGAGTAAAATGAGCATGATTTTTCAAAATATGAATAAGATTTTTTTGAAGAGAATGGTCTACAATTTTTTCAGCTATTTTTGGGTCAATGCCGACTATTTGAATATATTTTGTTTTTTCGTCACAAATTTTTGAAAGCATAATTTTATGCTTGCAAACATTTTTTTTGTTTTCTACGCGCGTCATTAAAACACATGCATCTACATCCGCTAAACCGCAACAACCTAATGCTGCTGTGTGAGCCATAAACTCACTTGTTCCATCAATCGTAACATCTGCAACATAAGGTGTTTTACAATGTTGCGAAGGCCTTTTTACAACCTTACCTTCTAGTATTTCTCCAATACCAAATAGTTTTTTCATTTTTGGTTCAAACCATTTATTTTATTGCAGAGAGAAAAGAGAGAAAAATTCAATTTTTATTTTAAAAAAAATTGAATTTTTTATATGAAAGAATTTAAAAGGAAAAAGTAAAAGGAAAATAGTTATCAATCATAAACATGGAATTTAAATTTGAATTACATACCACAATTAGCGAGCAATTGCATATTAGCGTAGATATTAGTAAGATAACATTGGAGCAGCTGCACAAAAAAATTTTTGAAACCATAGAAAAAAATGCAATATTTAATAAAGAAGATATATTGGATATATTTGTGAATGATACATTATCGATTTGTACAATGTCTATACCTTGTAATGAATGCTTAGTAAAAGATTTTATTCCAATGAATCGCAATTTCTTTCCACATGGTTCCGATGGGAAAAATACATACAAGATATATATAATTGATCGCACGTATGGGGAACGTTTAAAAAATGTATATGATGCGCAAAAAACAAATACTAAAAATCGTCAAATAAAAACAAATCATTTTGAAGGAATAAAAGAATTTACACGAAAAATGATACCATTGTGGTAAAATAAATAAAAAGAGTATAAAAAATGTATTTTTTTTATCTAATGAAAGATTTAATAATAATTAAGAAACTTTAAAATAAAAGTATTAAAAAAATAATATGTTTAACATTTATAAATGTCATCACCTATTTTATCAGCATTTAACAACCAATTTAAAGAATTTATGAATGATATTTTGTGCATTTTTCCAAATGACAAAGATTTAATGACAACAAAAAACATGATGACTACACTTCAAAAAGGAAATCCACGTCTGCTTATTCAGATTTGGAAGAATTTTATTGCTGACCCATATGCTAATGAAATCGAAGCAGGAAATATTAGTTTTTTTATTGACAAAGATTACAATTCTGATGTTAGCGAGTTAGGCGATTCAGAAAAAATAGTTAAAGCGATTGATCGTCTTCGTGAACCAATTAAAAATATGGATGATGAAAATCAGCAAGCATGTATGAAATATATTCAAAATTTGAGTAAATTATCTGGTATGTATATGACAAAATAACGAAAACAACCTTTTTAGAAAATAAGTATTATTAATAATTATATTTAAAAATTAAACATAAATATAAGTATTAATGTCAGTAAAAAGTGTAACTAGTACTGAAAGTAGTATGGAATATGTTGAAGAAAATGCAGGAGAAAATGCAGGAGAAAATCTAGAAGAAAATGCAGGAGAAAATGCAGGAGAAAATGCAGAAAAAATACCGGAAGAGTTTTCGAAAGTGATAAATGATTTATGCAATGATATTAAAATGACATTTCCAGAAACTGAAGAATTAATAAATAGTTATTACGAAGGTGATAAAATCCAAGAAGCCATGCTGTTTGGTTACATAAAAGAGGTATATCCAGAAAGGTTCTTTGATATTTTGTATCAAAAAAACGAAATATTCGATGTCAAATCAGAATTGAACACGGAATTTTTACCAGGATTAGATTTTAAAAAATTATGGAATATGCAAGATGTATCGGACCAAATTCGCGAAACATTATGGAAATATTTACAATTGATTTTGTTCACAAGTGTTGGTAATATTACAGATAGTAATTCTTTTGGTGATACAGCAAAATTATTTGAGTCAATTAATGAAGATGAATTTAAAACGAAATTAGGTGATGTAATGGAAAATATTCAAAATATTTTTGAAAATAAAGGAGAAGGATTTACTACTATGAATGAAGAAGCAGCAGAAGAATGTGAAAAAGAATCATCTGCACCAAATGCGAGCGATTTTAAAAATATTTTTGAAAATATGCCTAATCCTGAATCCATACATAGTCATATTTCTTCTATGTTAGAAGGTAAACTAGGCAAGCTTGCAACAGAAATCGCAGAGGAAACTGCTAATGAATTAGATATAGATTTTTCAGACGCAACGCAACCGGAAGACGTAATGAAACAATTGTTTAAAAATCCTGGAAAACTAATGGGATTGGTGAAAAAAGTTGGTTCTAAACTGGATACAAAATTGAAATCAGGACAAATTGATGAAAAAGAATTAATGAGTGAAGCAAGTGAATTAATGCGGAAAATGAAAGATATGCCTGGAATGGGTAATATGGAAGAAATGTTAAAAAAAATGAATATACCGGGAATGGGTGGAAAAAACACTCGATTTAACCAAGGTGCATTTAATGATGCAATGAAACGTGAAGACGCGCGCGAAAAAACGCGTGAACGTGCTTTAAAATCAAAACAAGAAAAAGAATTAAAAATGAAACAAGAAGCAGAAGAACGTAAAATACGCGAACAAAATTATAAACCACTTACAGATGAAGAATTAATTCTAGAATTCGAAACATTAAAAGTTGGAAACGAAAAAGGTGAAAAATCTGCTCGCCCTAATAATAGTGGAAATAAAAAAAAGAAGAAGAAAAATAAGAAATAAAAAAAATAGATCTTAATATATATGGAAAATAGCAATGATAAATTTTGGGTAGATGATCCATTTGTGTTGCTTAATAAAGATAAAATTATGAATTTATGGCCTAATGACAAATTAAGTAAACCTGAAAAATGGAATTCGATTACTCGAATAGTAATCGTAATGAGTATTTTAGGATTTGTTTTAAGAGGTTCGATTAATTTTGTAATTATCGCCATAATAACTTTAGCATTAATTGTATTGATGTACAAAATGAATAAAAAAAATGAAATAAAAGAAGGTTTTATTCAAGCCGCAGAAGGTAATAATAAGTTATTAAGTATTATGAAGCCAACATATTATAAACCAACTGCAAAAAATCCAATGTCGAATGTTTTATTAACTGAAATTCAAGATAAACCAAATCGTCCCGAAGGACAAGCTGCTTATACAAAAGATAATATAGACAAAATAAATGAAAATGCAAAACAAATGGTTAAGGAAATAAATAGTGACCATCCTGATATTGATAAACGATTATTTCAAGATTTAGGCGATAATTTTCAATTCGATCAATCAATGAGAACTTTTTATACAACACCTTCTACTACAAATCCTAATGCACAAGAAGAATTTGCAAAATTTTGTTACGGAGATATGCCATCTAGAAAAATAGATAATTCGACAAATAGTTAAAATATAAATAGTATCAATAATTAATATATATATATTGAAAATAATATATTGAATATATATATTATGTCTCACATGCACGATTATAAGTTTCAAAACATGTCCCGGATTGGAAATGATTTATGCAGTATGAATGTCACTGATAAGCAAAATGTTAATCAACAAAGTTATTTATTAACCAATTATTATGCTCAGGATAGTAATATGACACAACCAATTATGTTTGCGACAAGTCAGCCAAATGTAAATTATAGTGGTAGTAAACAAGTTGGAATTGGAGGTTCTAATATAGATGATAATACTAAATTAATGCAACAAGAGCAAGTAAGTAGTCCTTGCAAATTATCTTTATTCCATAGACCTTACGGAACAATACCTTATTTAGGACGTGGTCGCGGTGATCCAGTATTAGAAAGTCAAATAATGCAAGGTGAAACACATCCTAATCGAAAAACAGCGAATCCTACTTCGGAAGTAAATTATTCACAATATAAAAATTATCCTTTAACACCTGATATGAAAACAACAATGCAAGATTCTTCACGTGTAATTGAAAGTGATGCTACAGATGGGTGGGTTCGCGGTGGATTACCTTCGCGTGAAATGAATCGTGATAAACATACTTAAATAGTTAAAAAAAATTCATATAAAAATTATTGATTGATTTATTATATGAATTCTCTAAAAGAAGAAGAGTACGCAAATTTTTTAAATGTGAAAGATGAATATAATTTTGAATTAATAATTGACTATTTGAATATCAAATCACCGGAAGGACAAGATGAAAAATACGCACAACAATTTCCAAGAGTATTTTATTTAGAAGATTACAATAGTAAAATACCTGTAATAGTGGAAAAAATATATGGATTTGTTAAAGAAATCGATCATATCGATATGTTAATTCGCCATACGAACCAACCACATTCAATGATGAAACCAAGTGATTGTGAAGATGATAAATTATTAGGTTTTATGATGTTGTTTTGTTTTGATTATTTTCAACTGGTTCATCAATGTTTACAAGATATTTATAAATATAATAATGTAAGTGAAGAATGTATCGAAAAAATAAAAAATAAAAAATAAAAAATAAATTATTGAATTAATTCAATAATATAATATAGTGATAAATTATTATGGCTTCAACGAGAAATAAAAACACACGCATAAACTACGACATAGAACAGCGCAATTTTGATTTGGCAAATCGTTATACATTTAATCCTAATTCGGCGTATGGTTTAGCAAGTAATACCCAATTACCAGACGTTGGATTAAATCCTGCTCAAATTCCCCTTTCGCAATTATCACACAATCCTGTAAATATCGAATCTTATTTGCTTGGAATAGATTCAACAAATTTGGTGAAACCACGTATTTACGAAAAACCTCAATTAAAACAAATGGATAGTGTACGTTTTATTGATAGAATGCCTATGGTTATGCCTGAACCTTTAGTCATTGAAAAAGATCAACGCCCTTTGCGAAAATAATTAATTGTATTTTATGAAGCAAACATATAATATATTATATTCTTTTATAGTATATTATGTCATTTACAAGATTTCACGACGACCCAGCAAGAATTCAAAAACAATTGGAACAAATGACTTATAGTGGAAAATATATGATGAATGTACCTGGAAATGGCGCACAAATGAATTTTCAAGAAGACCCTCATATTCGCCTAGAAAAATGGGGTGCAAATTTAAGTCAAAATGCAATTGATATTGAAAGTGATTTACGATGCCAAACACGCAATTTACAACGTGACTGCGTGCAATATCAAGAAAAGAAGGCAGTTAATCATGAAAATAGTTATGGTTCTACACCAAGTTATGTAGAACAATCCAGAGCTATTGCACCTGCGTGGGAAATAAGAGGTTTAAAACAAGAGCGAATCACTGATTTACCTTATAATCCTCAGGCGCATATAGAAATACCATTTTTAAATAATTTACAAACACGTATTTTAGAAAAAGATTATTATAAAAAATGTTAATTTATGCTTCGATAGAAATAATGTATAAAATATTGTCTTTATTAGATAAATCACGCTGATAATATTTTTGTTTATATTGATCAAGAACTTCTGTAATTAAATCATATTTATTCTGTGAACTACAAAAAATCCACAATTCGCCTTTTTTATTGATAATATCCATAAAACGATCTATCTGTTGAAATGTTATTTCATCAGTATTTGTAAATTCATTTATAATAATTAGATCATAAGAATCAAACGAATTTAATATATATTCATGACCATATTTATAATTTGACTTACAATGAACGACATTTTTAAAGAAAAACGACCAAATAGTGCACATATCTTCATGATAGAAATTATGAAAGTAAATACTTTTATATTTATTGGTTCTAACAGAAGGTTGACCTTTTAGGTAATTTGTTTTCATAAGAAAATATTCATGTGAATTTTTTGATAGTGGAATAATTGACATCTATATTATACAAATATATAATTTCATTTAGGATATATTTGTATTGATTATTTTATTATTATATTATATATAATGGAATTAGCCGTCCCTTTAGTTGCATTAGGTGGATTATATATAGTTTCAAACCAAGATAATAATCACAATAACAACAATAACAACAATAATATTAGAAAAACATCTAATATTGAAGGTTTTCAACAACAACAACAACCGAATAACCGAATGGTAGGAGCAAAAAACGATGAAAAAAAACGTGTTAGTTTTGCTCCTTCGCAATCAAATTCCATGGAGCAAGTATACGATAATCATGATAGCCGTTCTAAATATTACGATGGTAGTTATCAACGAACACAAAATAATTCAAATAACAATCAAATGACAAGTTTAACTGGTGAAAAAGTAAATACAAATGAATTTGCTCACAATAATATGCAACCATTCTTTGGTTCTAAAGTACGTGGTGGAACAATAGATTCTAAACTTTCTGAAGGCATCTTAGATAATATGAATGGAAGTGGTTCGCAAAATATTCGCAAAACAGAGCAAGCACCATTATTCAAACCACAGGATAATATTCAACATGCAAATGGTGCACCAAACATGACTGATTTTTATCAATCGCGTGTAAATCCTAGTCAACGTATTGCTAATGTAAAACCATTTGAAAGTGTTCAAGTTGCACCTGGGTTAAATCAAGGTTACGGCTCACAAGGTACTGGTGGTTTTAATTCAGGTATGGAAGCACGTGATATGTGGACTCCTAAAAATGTAGATGAATTACGTGTCGAAACAAATCCAAAAATGTCCTATTGTTTGGATAGTCATCAAGGTCCAGCAATTTCTGCAATCAAGGAACGTGGCATTGAAGGCAAAGTTGAAAAATATTTACCAGATACTTATTATGAAAATGGTTCAGATAGATGGTTTACAACAACTGGTGTAGAGAAAAAGCAAACTTCAAGAAGTAGTATTGTTCCTAAAAATATTCAACGTAATAATAATCCAACAAATTATCATGGTGTAGCTGGAAGTACAAATGAGAAGAAGACAAACTATAATGCAACTGCGTATACTCCCACCACCAAAAATGTATACGGCACTCCTCAAATGCCTCATGCAAATATGACTGGAAGAACCGGTTTAGCAAAAACAAATTTTGAAATATTGGATAACAATAGAAGTCAACATGCCGAAAACCCCAATATATTTGGTTTTATAAGTAATACATTGCAAGCTGCCATTAGTCCAATTATGGATGTATTGCAGCCGACACGTAAAGAAAATGTAATTGGTAATGTACGTGCTTTTGGGGATGTTCAAGTATCTACACCTGCAGGATATATAGAAGGCACTCAACAAGCGCCTGGTATAACAAACCGCCAAATGTACGGCGAGTCAATGGAACATCATAATGTCCAAAATCAAGGAAATGGTGCGTATGAAACATCAGACCATCAATCTATTTATAGCAATAGAAATGAAACGCAAGGATATTATGTAGGAAATGGTGGTGCTTATGATGGGATTTCTGTATATGATGCTGCTTACAAGCAAACAAACAATGAAACGAAACAGGTTGTTAGTGTAGCAAGAACTAATCCAGGCAACACTCAAAAATTCGAACCAAATAGACATATTTCCATTGCAAAAAATCAAACAGATCGCGAAAATAATCGTATGTGGATACCAAATAATACTAATTATGCCAGTCCTTCAACTGAAACGTATGGTAGAATTGACCAACCCCAAGCATATAAAGATGTAGAAGATAACTCAAGAATTCAACCAGATTTACTTGATGCTTTTAAAAAGAATCCTTTTACTCACAGCTTGAATTCATCTGTTTAAGATAATATTATTTTCAAATATTATATATATTTATATATAATATGTTGTTAGAAGTAAGTGTAATATCAATCATACTATTATTATTTTATTATTTTACTAATCGTAAAAATCAAGAAGGTGTTGTTTTTAGCATGCCGTATTTTTTGGAACATTACAAAAAAGATAATATTGTTTTTGATAAAGAAAATAAAATATTAATAAGCAGTAGTGGACAAAAAATATCTTATAAAAATCATTTTAATTCGGAACAAGGAGATATAAATTGTAACGACAAGGCATTAACATCGTCAATTCTGCAAAAAAATAATATAAATGTTCCTCGTTTTATAGTATGGAATAATTATAGTTCGAAACAAACAAATTTAAGTGAAATAAGAAGTCAATTAAACTATCCATTAGTTGCAAAGCCAACAAATGGGACACAAGGTTATGGAGTAAAAACAAATATAACTAATGAAACCGATTTATTAAACCATATTCAATATTTACTGAAACGAAGAGAAAATGAAAAAATTATTGTGGAAGAATACAAAAAGGGCAATGATTATCGAATCATGGTATTTAATAACGAAATTATAGGTGTTGTAAAAAGAGATTTACCTTATATAATGGGCGATGGTAAAAACAATTTAGAATATTTAATTAGCGAGCATAAATATAGCAAACATAAAATTCACAATGTAGATTTAAATATGTTACGTGAACAAAATGTAACATTTGAAACAATTATTCCTTCAAATAAAAAAATATATTTATCAAAAGTCAGTAATTATCATAACGGAGCATCAATAGATAATATTCCGTTAGTAAACGTTCATCCCGAAAATATTGAAATGTTTAAAAAAGTAAATCAGGTATTGGATGTAAAGTTATCAGGAATAGATTTTATAACAACAAACATATCAGTTCCATATTATCTTGAAGGCGTAATAATAGAAGTAAATGAACGTCCTGATTTGCAAATACATTATGATACTACTGAAAATAAAAAGGATTTTATAAAAAAATATGTAGATAAAATTTTTAAAGAGAATATATCGTATGAATACATTTAAACATAATTATTTAATTATTTCTAATAATTATGTTGTCTATCCACGAAGAAATAAATAAAAAATTAGATGTATTTATTGAAAACAATCGTGTACCGCATATAATTTTTCATGGACCTTATGGAAGTGGTAAAAAAACAATTGTGCGCGATTTCTTGAAAAAAATATACAATAACAATGAGAATAAGCTGAAAGATTATATAATGTATGTAGATTGTGCACAAGGAAAAGGTATCAAATTTGTACGCGATGATATTAAATTTTTCGCAAAAACAAATATAAAAAATGATTTATTTAAAAGTATTGTCTTCTTGAATACTGATAAATTAACTATGGATGCACAATCTGCATTACGACGATGTATTGAATTATTTAGTCACTCGACTCGTTTTTTTATTATCTTAGAAGACAAATACAAACTTTTAAAACCCATTAGTTCACGCTTTTGTGAATTTTATGTAGGGCTGCCAAAATTGAATAATAAAATAGTTTCACTTCATGAGCACAAGATAAATAATATTTATAGTATAAATGATGAAAAAAAACGAATAGAATATGTTCAAAAAACATTAAGCCAAATAAAGAAATTGATGGATGAAAAAAAGGATATTGCATTATATGGTGTTGTGGATCGATTTTATAACAAAGGTATAAGTGGTTTAGACATGATAAAAACTATTGAAAAAACTCGAATGTTCATTGAAAAGGAAAAAATCGAATTTTTATTTCTCTTTAATGACGCAAAGAAGGAATTTAGAAATGAAAAAACATTTATGATGTTTATGTTAACAATACTTTTTTTACGTAATAAACGTAGTTTAGAAAATATTACATTTATGTAATATGGATGATTTTACAACCGCAACTTTACATGAATCTAGAAATGAATATAGTTCTAGATTAATAGGCATTTTAACTCCTTTGATTATGGAGGGTTATGGTTCTATTTTTGATGAAGCATGGAATTTATGCAAAGAAAATGATGAAAGTGAAAAATACTTGATGACATTTCAAAATTTAATTTCGCGAGTACCAAAGTGGAATAGTGAGATTGTTGAAAAAGAGAAGGAACGCATTATTGAAAAGAGTGGGTGCACTTATTTAGAAGATTTACTAACATGTGTTCATGTGATTCAATTGAAATTATTAACTACAATCCGTGTTGGCAAAAAACAGAAAAAAATAGAAATAGAAATTCCTCGCTTAGAAGATTTTATTCACAAATCATATATTCAAGTAGCACGTAAATTATATACAAATGTATATTTATATGAACGTTATGTCACACCTTTACAGAAACAAAAACATAGTCGTGAAGTAGAAATTATTGTGCAAGATTGTATTTTAAACGCTGTTCGTGAAACATTGCCAATTGAAAGTGTTTTACGAGCATACATGGACGAATCTATGGAAGAAGAATATATAGAAACTATTCAAGAAGAAAAAATACAAGTCAAAGAAGAAGTTGAAGAACCTTTAACCGAAGTAGAAAAATTAAAAGAAGAAATTAAAGAAAAGGATAAAGAAACCGAAACAAAAATTAAAGTAGACACATTGAATAATGCGAATCCAGGTATTCGTTTTAATGATAATGACTTAGCTATTAATGAAGATAATCAGGAAGAAGTAATTAGTGCACCAAAAACAATTGAACGTTTAGAAGAAATTAGTAATTTAAGAAATGAACAGCGCAAAATAGACGATGAAGATGACGATGATAGTGAATTAAGTTTTAAACTTAAAATAGGTGATGAAAATTTATCAGCAGATAATTTGGGTTTAGAGACAATTGGAGGAAAAAGAGATGATAATATAATATTAAGTGACATTGAAGTTTTAAAATAAATTCGTTAAATAGTAACTAAAAATAGGTAAATATAGTTTATATGGAAAGTAATATGATGATTTCATTGGTAGCGGCATTTTTGTTTTTGCTATTTAAATTCATTGAAATGAGATTTATTGAAAAGGAAAATAAACCATTGAAGAACATATTAAAAGATGCAATAATCGTATTTGTCAGTAGCTTTGTAGGCATTTTGGCTATACAACAATTTCCTAGTGTAAATGAAGAAGGACAGGCAGCTGTTTTTGATAACAAACCTGATTTTTAATTAGTTATTTTGATTTTATAAGTATTATAATATCAAAAATTGATTATAATAATAATTCATAGAATAATGATATTACTTCGTTATAATGGACGACCAAAATGTACTTACTTTTTACAAACTCTGTTGTTTGGGCGATATGCATGGACTTATAAATATATTTGAAAATTTATCTGATACCAGTAGTATTGAAATGAGTTATGCATACTATATTGTATGGGTGCAGTCAAATCTTAATGATAATAGATTAGAGATTCTAAAATGGTTATTTAAATTAGATTCGGATATCGATGTAGATAGAATAGAGAATGATTATTTGGTTGATGAACATATACCAAATGATGCCTTGGTATTAGCGTGTAAAAAAGGTCATTGTGAAGTTATAAAGTGGCTATTTACAAAAGAACCTTATTTATCTAGTTTCCAAAATAGATGTAATATAGTTTATATATTTGAAATTAGTTGTTGTTTTAAAAATTTAGACATCGTCAAAATTATATTCCAAAAATTATCTGATTATATTAGTGAAAGGTCTAATATTCTCAATCAAGCATATAATAACGCTATAAATAATCAAAATACACAAGTAATAAAATGGTTGCTAGAAATAGATAAAAATAATCTATTAAATTATTGAAATTAGTACCATATAGTTGTATATAAATGCTATTTCCTTTTTACAGATGTTCATAATTATTCACCAGGTAAAGTTTTCATATATTTTTACAACATGTATCGTAAAAATATATTGTAATAATTATGCGAGAATATTAAATTTTCATTACTTTATTAGATTTAAATTTTTCTTTGGTTAAAAATTTCTTAAAAATACCCTTTTCTAATTGTTTTGAAGGTTCGTGTTTATGAACATTTCGTGCTATCATTTTATAAAGTTTAAATTCAGGATATCTTTCTTCGCCCGATTTTTTATACAAAATATTTTTTCCATTGTCATCCAAACACCAATTGCGTATTAGATTTGCTATTGGATTTTCTTTACAAATATCATCTTCTTCTTCGACTTGTTCTATAAAAAAGTCATACATGGAACAACCAAATCTGCATAAATCAAAACTATAGTTTGGTTCGATTCTTGGTTTTTCTTCATTGAAAAAAGGTTCAGTATTATATTGTGTATCGGCATCTTCACCTTTACTGAAACTATCACTACAAAAACGTTTGCCATTTATTGTAAAAATAGAACGTCCGAAATCGATTATTTTAAAAATGCGACCATGACTAGGCACTTTATATTTCTTGTTGTTTATTTCATAATATAAATGGCTTTCGTTTGTGTATTCAAAAACAATATTACTAGAATGCAAATCATTATGTGTAAATAAAAATTCTTTTTGATAATAATGTAAGATAACTATAATTTGGAATAAAATGGATTTCCATTCATTATTCGATATCTCATTATCCATCATATAGTTATCAAGGGTGTCTTCACAACATTCTGTAAAAATAGCCAATGTTGGATATTTTTTTATAATGGCGAATGATTCATTTTCTTCATCACTTGATTCACTACTACATTCACTTTCACTATCTGATTCACATGCTTCGCCATCATTTTCTACACTCATTTCATCATTTTCATCTGTATTATTGGTAACCGATGAAGAGCTACTACAGGTACTTGAATTATCGTCTTCGCTATCACCATTTTTAACTTTATTTGTATGTTCAATATTTTCATACACCATATCATTTACCATAGATGCTGATAAATCTTGATGAATATTTACTATTTGAGATGATATATCATTAGTAACTTTCTTGAAAATAGTATCGATGATATCGTTCGGGAATTCTTCAACTTCTAAATCAACGGAATTATTATTTATTTCGATCGGTTTTTTATATTTAAATGAGCGATTTACAAACAAAGAATTGTTATTTTCTATTTCGAATAGCGCATGCATATTGTTATTAAAAAAATGCGATTGAAACATATATTCTAAATCGTCTTCAACATTAATTTTAAAACCCTTCTGATTGGCTAAAAACATGCCATAATATTCGTTAGCGTGTACAAAGCCATTAACTTTCATTTTACTTGTTAAATATGAGAATAAAGCGTCTACGTAAGCTACATTATGTATTAAGTCATATTTTTCTAAAACATTGTCTTTTTTTTCATCAATGTAAGGAAGTTTATAAAATTCATTTTCATCAATGTCTTTATATTTTCCCATCATGTATTTAATAGGATCAATAAGCGGTGCGAATTTACAATAACAATGTTTATCATTTTTCACATTGGTTAATGTATTTTCTACTTCGATTACATATTTATTATAATTGATTTTTTCTTTGATTTTTGTTAATGCAAATGCGGAATTAAAGTTGACATTTTTATAATTCTTTTTGTTCAAATCAAAGAATTCTTTATAAATTGGTATATAATTTTGAATATCTTGTAAATTGGAGAATCCTTCATTTTCTAAATCTTTAAATAACTCTTCATTGCCATGTTTCGAGTAACCTATTTCCATTGGTATATAATTGTAAATTAATGGATATATTTAAACTTATTATTTATTAAATTTATATTTGGTTCGAATAAATATTAAAATTTTTTTATTAAATGATTATATGACTTTAGAACTGAAACGTTTTGATATGAAAAATATTTCATTTAAACCCAATGAAAATAAAGGGCCTGTTGTAGTTTTAATTGGTAGACGTGATACAGGAAAGAGTTTTTTGGTTAGAGATTTATTATTTTATCAACAAGATATACCTTTAGGTACTGTTATTTCTGGTACAGAAGAGGGAAATGGGTTTTATGGAAAACATGTACCTAAACTATTTATTCATAATGAATATAATACAGTCATTATTGAAAATATTCTAAAACGTCAAAAACAGGTTCTTAAACAAATGAATAAAGACATTGAAATGTATAAGCGGTCAACGATTGATCCACGTACATTTGTTATATTAGATGATTGCTTGTATGATGCGGGCTGGACAAAGGATAAAATGATGCGATTACTATTTATGAATGGTCGTCATTGGAAAGTGATGCTTATTATTACTATGCAATATCCTTTAGGTATACCACCTAATTTAAGAACGAATATTGATTATGTATTTATTTTGCGTGAACCTTACATTGCAAATCGTAAACGAATTTATGAAAATTATGCAGGTATGTTCCCGACATTTGAATCTTTTTGCCAAGTCATGGATCAATGCACAGAGAATTATGAATGTTTAGTAATTAATAATAATTCGAAATCAAATAAGTTACAAGACCAAATATTTTGGTATAAAGCCGATGCACACGGCGAATTCAAACTAGGTTCTAAAGAATTTTGGGAAATATCTAAAAATATGGGTTCCGATGATGAAGAAGAAACCTATGACCCAAATAGTTCTAGAAGAAAGGCAGCTGGTCCTAAAATAAATGTAAGAAAAACTAAATGGTAAAATACCTATTTAAATAATAATTTACTTACTATTTATGAGTGAAGAAATTATTAATATTCGAGAAATTAATGATAATGATTACTATAAAAAACATTTAGAATTGTACAAAGAATCATTTTCTATTGAACCCAATTTAATTGATATTGTTGATTATAGAAATTACATCCAAAAACAGAAGGAAAATGATTATTATATTTTTGTTATGGAAGAAAATAATATTATCATTGGTTCTGCTAGTTGTTTTATTGAAACTAAATTAATACATAATTTTGGTAAGGTTGCACATATAGAAGATGTTATTATTTCACAACATTATCAAGGAAAAGGTTTAGGTAAAAAAATAATAGAATATTGTATTTGTTTTGCTGAAGAAAGTAATTGTTATAAAATTATTTTAGATTGTGACGATGATAATATTGCTTTTTATAATAAATGTGGATTTCAACGCAAAGGAAATATGATGTCAATATATTTTTAAATATATATATATAATTAATCTATATATATATATATATATTATATGCAATTTAATATGCCTACAAGGAAACCTCCTTTAAAAAAATCGTTACTGAAAAATAAAAAGCCCTTTATTTTGGATGATGATGATGTTAAGCACATTAAATTAAATAAAGACGATACTTTAAAAAAAAGTAAAATTGTATTTGAAACACGTTCAAATACAGAAAGTTCATCAGATCTAAATGTAGCGTCTGCAACAACAAATAAATTTTTAAGTTACGACCATAGCTTTTCAAGAAATTATGAAATCAATGCTTCCCTTGTTAAAAAAGACGATAATCTATTTGTATTAACATCTGCTCATCATAATGTAAAGAAATCAATTGTAAATCCTATTACACAATATACTTACAAAAATTTTGAACCATTATACGATTTTGATTTTGGGTCAACCGAAATGTTGTTAACAATTGATGAAAAAGACAAAGATTTTGTAGAAAATGTATATCCTCATGGTATAGGTATTGGAAGTGATGTATGGGGGTTCGTTAATAAAACATTTGACGGGGAACGTTTGATTGAAGAATATTATTCTTTGGTTACTACTGAAAAAGGTATGGTTATTTATAAAATGGATGGTGATTCGAGAGTAACAAGCGGTAAACATTTTTGCTACCCTTTGCAGTTTATTTCCGGAAGCACCGAAAATACATGGGGAGATGCAAAAACATATGATGTTACAAGCATGACATTAAATTTTAAAGAAATTAAAGCTTCGAAAAAAATTATGCGCAATAGTTTAATTAAATTTATCATTGTAAAGCGTATCTACAATGGCGAAACAATAGTATTACAATATCCAGTCATTGTTTATGGTAAAGTATTAGAAGTTTTAAATGATAATAAATCAAATTCGGAATTGTCAATGGATAATATGCATCCACATTTAATGAGCCATGATAATAACAACGAATCAGTAGATATTCACGTTCGTATAAAAACCGATTTTAATTGGCAACATGGCGACCATTGCCATAATATTATGTTGGTGAATAATGATGCATTAGACGAAAAACCATATAGTTTACCGGAAGATATAACAGCACATGTAACAATAAAAAATCCCGAACGTAAGTTATCCTGCTATTTCACAAAAGAATCAAAGGGTAGATTATTAGCAATCGATTTAAAACCTTTATTGGTCAATCAAAAAGCAGTTGTAACATATGATTATTTCGATGATAGTAAAAAACCATTTAAACTAGAAGACAATAAAATTGTGGAAATAGGCGCTACAACTGGTTCTCACGATGTATATGTAAATGAAGAACAAGGCATTTTATACAATGTAGGGATGCAGGTTCTATTAGATAATGGTGATACTATTTCGACTGGTGTATGTTATGATTTGAAAGAAAATCATTTGCAACCAGTACCCAAATCGATTATTTTAGATTTTCCTGTAAACTATTTACATGATATTATTGTCGAATCATATAACAGATCAGAGCAACATGCATTGTTAGGTATTCCAATGAATAAAACAAAGGAACTAATGTTTATTGCAATTGGTTCAACTGGTGCCGATTATGCATTATACGATGTCACAAACTTAAATAAAATAGAAAAAATTAGTTCGTGGTTAATTGAAGGGGGAGGATATTATCATCAGGTATGGTTTACAAGTGATAAAAGATATATGGTAATATCGGACGAACATCAACCTGACGATGTACGATACATTAATAGGGTTCCTATACTTCGGTTATATTATGATATTAACAATGAACGCTTGCAATTGTATCATGTTCAAGATATTCAAAACCCTTTTCCTACACGTAATCATAATCAATACATAGTAAATAATATTGATTTATTTGGAAAAAATAACAATGAATTTGAAGATTGGGTTTTTGGTTCGAATTACAATTCTGGTATACAAGCTGAAAAAATATCTTATAAGAAATTTGATAAAAATAATTTCGAAAGTGAATTTGATTACGAAATACGTCAAAAACCATTTGATTTAGAATTTATGGGATTTATAGATACTGAAGTAGGTAGTTCTGATTATAGTTTTGGTGGTTCGTGGAGCGTTTACCCTTTTTGGGAATTGGAAAAAACTGCTGAACAAATTAAATATTTATCAAGCGGTGATCATTCCATGACTATTTTTAAATTCAAAAATGGTGTTGAAAATTTATTACAATTCGATTTACACAATGATGGAAGAGTGCAAAAATGTCATCCAACACAAGTAATGCCAAAGGGGGCAAAGTATTCGATGAAATATGACGAGGCGCGCCCAAATAAAAGTATGAGAAGCACAAGGATAGATGGTATAAATGAAACAGCAAAATTATCAAAAAAAGATGGTACTTATGAAAATGTTGTCTTAACTCCTGTTGGTTATTCTGAAAAATTAGATGTACAAATATATTATGTAGCAATATCTAATTCACATATAGATGAATTTATTTATTTAGAATGCGCAGATAAAGTAAACAATGATGATTTAATTTATGCTTATTGTGGAAATCATAAATGCGAAGGTAAAGTAATCAAAAATATGGCAACGGACCATTATCGTGTAGATAAAGGTCAAGGGCTGGATCCAACTGGTTATGCACAATATTACGAAATTACTCCTAATAATATTATATTATATCCATCGCGTGTTGGTGAAATCATTACTAATTTACCTGCGCGATTGGGCGATAGTGGTAATCCTGTTGTAAACAAAAACAATGAATTTGTAGGTTTTATTAATTCCGTTGATGTTACAGGTGGAAATAGTGGAATAGTTAATGTGTGTGATGGTATTAATAACTTTTTGAAACCCATGGACATTCCATCTAAAACTACAAATATAAATGGTATAGAAGGAATCTACAATAATCGTATCAATCAAATAACAAATGATGACCCAAGTAAATTATCTGTTGTTGCTATTAATGAACGAACAGGAAAAATGTACTTCTATATCAGTTCTAGCTTAAGTAAATATTTTATGATGGATTTACTTCAATCTGGATATACATCAAATGAAAATGGATTTTATAAAGAAGTTACTGGTAATAATTATGCTTCTGGGTTATTCAATATGAATGAAACAAATTATTATACGCGTTCATTTTTGGGAGGAGAATTTTTATTTAATGTCTATACAATTTTAATTAAATCTAAAGAAAAAACAAATTTTTTATTTGCCGAAGAATGCTTTGGTGAATATAAAAATAGAGGTCCCCGTGTGATTTTTATTGGTTATGATGAACCAAAAAAATATGAGGAAAATTTCACTGAATATAATGAAGAAACGGGTTATTATTATTGCTATATTAAAGTGTATTTAGTAAGTGAAAATAATGATAATATTGATAAATTATTTACAGATGATCAATTTATAAATCCATTGGGATTGGTCAGTGGTCATATTCCCAAAAATGATGATAAAATGAAATCGGAAGAAAGTGAAATGGAATTTATGGTTGTTAATAATTTTGTTTCAGAAGAACAATCGAAACCATCTTGGTATTACGATCGAAGAATTAGTTATTCGGCGTCAGTATATCCATTTAGTGATGGTGTACCTTCATTATTTCCGTATTTTAAACGTTCTTCTAATGCTTTAACTAATGTGAACGAATATTCTGGCCTAACCAAAGAAAAACCATTAAAATTAACTGGATTTGGTGAAAGTCGAATTGATCAATTAAAAACAAGTGGGATTAATATACAAATATATCAAAACAAAACAATAGACCATGAGTCACGTGTAACTTTTTCGCAGGGGTGGAATGCAGTAAATAGTTCATTAAATATACCATACGAATTAGGAGTTTCTGTTACGTCTTTAGATGGTAAAAATGTTAATAGTGATAATTTTGAATATATATTACATACAATTCCATATGAAGAAAATAAAAAGGTTATTATAGGTACAAATACTGGTGATTTTGAAATACCATTAGTGCGTTATAAGAATAACAGCCATGGAATAATTTAAAGATATGGAATAATATTTTTGTTAAAAAATAAAATATTATTCAATTGTATAATGGTTAAGCTACAATTTACCACCTCAAAAAAGAGTACGGCTAGTACTTTAATTAAAATGCCGTCTATGCAATTAGGGGCTTCCTCCTCTTCCAATGCTAATATAGATACATTATTAGGTCCCATCCAAGATTTTGTGAACAATATTTATTCAAATCAACAAGCATTGCTTGATAAAATAGATAATTTAGAAGATAAAGTAGATAATTTAGATAAAATTCGCATTCTTATTTTCAGCAATGAAGAAAATACAGATCAAGCTGTAAGTTTTTTTATTGAAGTTATGTCAAAATTTGATGATTTTTACGTAGAACACGTTTATGTAAATGCTGATACTATTGTTGACGAATTCATGAAAGGATATAAAAAGGGTGTGCAAGCTTTTATATTAAATACTTATTCTTCCCGTTTAGGCGTTTTAAATGATTATTTGAATAATAATCCGGAACTAATTGTGAGTGATCGCATGATAATAAGTACGAGTAGTACTGCACCCGAATTCCGCTTGGTAAAAAATGGCGAACTTACAGCTATTCCCCGTAATAAAAATATCTTAAGAATGATTACAAATGATAAATTGCAAATTAGTTCATTTGTTACCCTAGCGTCAGAATCCGATTTTTTGAACAAACATAATTTTGTTATTTATGAAAATGATGCATATGGTATTCCATTTTACAATAGTTTTAAACAATTAAATGAAAATAATAATGGCTCTAGTTTTTCATTTTATACAACTGAACAAATGGGTGATATGATAACTGATATTGTTGTTAAAAATGATAAGCCAGTACATGTATATAGTATTCTTTTTAGTAGTAATGCTGGTAAATTATTAGATAGCTTAGCTGTATTTGATTCTGCCGATTCAAGTGAACTAGTTAAACATGTGGAAAAAATCACAAATGCCGAAGATTATGATTTTAGAAAATTAAACGAAGAACAATATAAAGTTGCATTAAAACATGGTTTATCTTTTTACACATATAATGGTAGTAATACAGATACTATTTCTAGATTAGAAAAGATTTCAGATGCAAATATTTCGTGGTCATTAAATAGTTTATTGAGTTTCGATTGTGCATTATTGGCAAATAAAGTATTCAATAGTGCTTCAAAGGAAACCAACGCCACAAAACGTGCATTGGCTGAATCTAGAACATTATATGGATTAACAGGATTTTTACAAATAGATAATGACACTTCTGATAGATATTTTGATGTAAGTGATATTGAATTTATGAAATTATTGAAAGGAAGTTTTAATAAATTGGAAAATCCATATGTATCTACTCTTAGAATTAAAAATAGTTCTGATGTTACTATACCAGAAAAGGGTGATAATGTAAATGAATTTGATTTTGGAAATTATGAGTATTTGTATATTACTAATAATGGTGTATTACAAATTACAAAAGAACTTGTCGAAAGCTTTAATGCCGAAGATGGTGTAATCGAATTTAATAATCAAGTAAACGCGGTTGTTAGTTCATCCAGTGGTAGTTCATCCAGTGATAGTTCATCCAGTGGTAGTTCATCCAGTGGTAGTTCATCCAGTGATAGTTCATCCAGTGGTAGTTCATCCAGTGATAGTTCATCCAGTGGTAGTTCATCCAGTGGTAGTTCATCCAGTGGTAGTTCATCCAGCGGTAGTTCATCCAGTGGTAGTTCATCCAGCGGTAGTTCATCCAGTAATGTAGTATATTCTTCTATACTAAATTCTATGGGTATTGGACGTATCGGCATTGTATCTAAGAACATGAGCGTATTTAATAGTCCACAAGCTGCGGCGGCGTCTTCATCGAGCGGTTCTTCTTCGAGTGGTTCTTCTTCGAGTGGTTCATCTTCCAGTGGTTCATCCTCCAGTGGTTCATCTTCGAGTGGTTCATCATCGAGTGGTTCATCATCGAGTGGTTCATCATCGAGTGGTTCATCATCGAGTGGTTCATCATCGAGTGGTTCATCATCGAGTGGTTCAAGCAGTTTTTCAAGCACTTATAGAACTAAATCAAACGCAATGTCTAATAGATTTAGTCAAATGGGAAGTAGATATGTTAGAACTAGAAATCTCACATGATCAATTAAGATAACTATATAATAATTTAATTTTTTATAAATTATTATAAATGTAAAAAATTAATCTTATTAATCGGTTTTTTTAGTATCAATATTAGGAGCATCAAATACTACATTTTGAATTTCGTTATTTGCAATTGATGGTGCTAATTTATTTTTGGTTGGTTCCATAACTACAGCTTCATCTGGAATTGCATCATAATCTACTTCGCGAACATTTACTAGTTTACCATCTTTATTCATTGTTTGTGTAAGAACATTACCTGTTTTATCAGCTTTTTCTTTATTTTCCTCGAGTGCCTTTTCTTTGGCTTCACGTACACGTTTTTCAAATTCTAATTTAGCACCTTTTTCGTTATCGAATTTTTCATGCATTAGTTTATTAAGTTCTTCCTCCAAATATTCGACTCGTCCTGTTTTATATGCTTCTGGTTCCCAAGGCATCCACATACCGATTGGTCCCACGTATACATCATGATTAGGGTCAAGTTCTCGCAGCATTTTACATCTCATTTCCGCTTCTTCTTGACTTGAAAATACACCACGTACTTTGATTCCACGTGTAGATGTTTGGAAATGATGTAAACGAGAAAATTCACCTTCTAATTTTTCTTCATTTTTATCAATGAAATTTTTAAATTGGTCTTCTAGCGTGTTTGTCATCAATGTACCTTTTTCATCTTTAACAAATTCTTCAAGGTCTGACATCAAATTATCATTTGACAATTTATATTTGTAAGAAATAAATTGCATGAAACCTTGAAATTTTTCCATAGATTGAATAAAATCATAATTTTTTAGAAATTGTTCAAACATAAACATTTCTTTTTGCTTGACAATATTTTCAGGTGAAATAAATGAAATGCATGCAAATTTTTGTCCTGAGATTGGCTGGTCTTCATCTAACAAATCCACGTATTTTTTGGTTTCCTTGGGTTGCGATTCTTTAGACAAACTCATATAGTATTATATTAAGAAACTATTTAAGTTTTGTTTCATTATAATTTTTTTTTCTACCTTTTATTTATAAATGGAAATGTTTGATTTAGGAGAACTTCTTAAACGCGCCATCAAATATTTAGTCGAAGGTTTGATGGTTGCTTTAGCAGCTTATGCTATCCCCAAAAAAGCTTTGAATGTAGAAGAAATTGCTCTTATTGCGTTAACAGCTGCTGCTACGTTCAGTATTCTTGATACTTATATCCCTTCCATGGCAGTAAGTGCTCGCTCTGGTGCCGGATTCGGTATTGGTGCTAACTTGGTAGGATTCCCAAGAATGAGATAATTATAAATTAATTAATAATATATTTAGCGGGGGTGTTAAATATATTAATTCAAAACGTTCCTAGGACAATCATGTTAATAAATCTAAAGATTAAAATAAACATTAAATTAAGTAAAATATAAGGGATAATAATTAAATAGCTAATAATAATACTAATTCTGAATGCGATAACTATTAAATTCCATTGCAAAAAATAGATGTATTTATTGTATTTGTATCGTATTGCACAATAATAACTGCAAAATAGCTTTTTATGGATTTGTATATGATAATATATGTAACATTTATTATAATTTATTAGTTTTTTATAGCATTGGTTACAATATAATTGAGGAATGTAATCATATATATAACGTGATAATTCAATTGGTAGATTTGACAAAAATATTTCTTTATTTTGTTTTTGATGTTTTTGATTTATTTCACACATATAATTTTAATTAGATGTTTTTTTTCCGCTATAAATGTATATGGCTTCCAATGATATAAGTAATAATGAAAATAATGAAATTATCGGAACAAATAATATAAATGACAATATACCAGAACCAATACAAATACAACTGGTAAATAATGAGCAACAGACAGAAAATCAAAATCCGGAATATGAAAAGCATAATCAATTTATTATATTTAAACATGAATACCAATCAATGGAACATTATAACACAGAAATTTTAGACGAATGTGTCCGCAATAAAAGATTATTAGATTTAAACTACGATACACTTTTTATGTGGATATCTTATTTCCAAACATCCATTATTTTCTTTTCTACACTTTCTGGATTTATTCAAGCTACAAAAGTAGTTTTTACTATTAGTGATGAAATTGCTTTTGTAATATCGATTGTTATATCTACCTATACAAGTTTACTATTATCTATTTCAAAATACTATAAATTAGATGAACAAAAAGAGAAAATTCATAATTTAAGAGAACAATATTCTTTATTGCAAAACAACATTAAATATCGCATTGACGTTTTGGAACAATGGAGATACCATGACCTTTGGTTGCACCAAGACCCAATTAAACGATTCGACGAATGGTGCGATTCTAAAAAGAAAATGGAAAAAGATTTCTTGCAAATAGTGAAAACCAAGCAGGATCTTTTTACACAATTTGAAATTATTATGGATACAAAACAACGTAATAAATACGTTATTGTTAATAAGGAACGAATGTATAAAAACAATGTAAATTTATTATCGTGGATTAAAAAAGAAAAGGAACTAGAAAGCAATGAACCCAATTATAACGATTTAGCTAAAGAATATGTGTAAAATAATTCTAGTAAGAAGGGAAATGTCTAAAAAATATTATTTTGTTTATATATATATTAGTAGATGCCCACGCGTAATGTTCCTAAAAAATATATACCTGACCGATTATCCAAAAAAGATAAAGGACAACAAGAAAAACAACTGAAAAAATCACGCAAATTATATAAAAAAGGCAAATATTTTACACGCAAAAAAGTAAAATCATTTAGATCAAAAAAATCAGACCATATTTTGAAAGCAGAAAAAATGTACAAGATTTCTAATGTAAAACCATCAAGGGAATTATCATCGAAAACAGGGTGTAATATTGATGCCTTAAATGCTATTGTAAAAAAAGGGCAAGGTGCGTATTTTTCTTCTGGCTCACGACCAAATCAAAGTGCACATTCTTGGGGATATGCACGCTTGGCAAGTTCTATAACTGGGGGGAAATCAGCAGCAATAGATTTTCATATTTTACAAAGTGGATGCAAGAAAACAGGCAAAGCGTATAAAAATGCATTAAAATCCCGAAAAAAACACAAATATGGTACTCGAAAAGTTGCAAAATACAAGAAAAAAATATAATTAAATTGTTGGAACAAATTCCCAATCTAGTTCATTGCATATTTCTTTCCATACCACATCTTGTTCGATTCTTTTTTCGCGATCTTTTAACATTGGGAAAAAAGGCAAAAATTGTTTTTGATCCAATAATTCACATAATTTATAAACAGTATAGTAATAATTCAAAAAATTAACTCTGTCATCTGGACAAAATTTAGCATATGGTCCCTGGATCTCCATGAATAAATTGCAAAGGGTTTCTTCCAATTCTGGAGTCATTACAGGTGGTTTAATACCAATAATATCTTTGATAAATGGAATATGTTCGTAATATTTATTGTAACCCAACTTTTTTAGTATTTCTTTTGCTTTGCCATTTGTTATGTGTTTTAAGTCGATTCTCTCTTTTTTTATTTGATTTTTAATATCATGAATAACCTTATCAGGTATTTGTGTACTTTCTTTTGCTTGAAATTGAGCTAATATTTCACGAAAATGATTAATGCGTTTATATGCATAAAAACAAACTTCCTTAGGAGGTTCTTTATATGATGGTCTTTCATTTTCAATTAAATGTGAAATATGTTTGGAACATTGGTTGCAAACTAAAATGCCTTCGTCGTCAATCGGTATAAGCTCACCTTTGTAGCAATAATGGCAAATATTTTCTTTATAAGTGTAATGTTCCATATTTATAAAGCTTTCATCCAGATTCGATAAATAATTATTGACTAATGTTTGGGTTTTTTGATTATTGTTACCTTCATCGTTATTATTTTCATTTTTAATTTTAAAGAAGCTATCCAAAACCTTTGTTTGTGTTGGTTCATTAGCGATATTCTTTTTTGTTTCGAAATAATCAAATATTAAGGACGAATTTTCTAAGAAATACTCCCTTTTGTTTTCTTTCAGTTCTTCCTTTTCTTTTTTTAGGTCCTTGATTTTATCTTCGATTTCAAGTTTAGTTGTCAGTGAAACCTTTTTTTGTTTCAAAATCTTTTTAAGAGTTTTAATTTTTTCCTTTATTTTAGGTATATCGTTTTCTTCTTGATGTTGAAATGTTTCAATAATTTCATTATGTTTGTTGTCTAAAGTTACTGATTTTTGGCTATCAACAATTAATGCTTTATTTGTTTTCGGTCTAAATAAAGGCATCTCTTAATAAAAAATATGGGTTATTTTTATATGTTATTTTAGTAATATTCGATAAAGAGACAAAAAACAAATATATGTTGAAATAAAAATGGTCGAATTTATGAAAATGAACGATGTTTCAAACATTAATGATGTTCAGTTGCAAATAATGTTATTTATTCATAATGCCTTAGATTGTGGGTGGTCAGTTAAAAAGGTAAATGGGTGTTATATTTTCAATAAAAAGCATGAAAATAAAAGGGAATATTTCTCTGACTCATATTTAAAAAAATTTATTAAAGAAAATATTACTACACCTTAATTTAGTTAAAAAATGTTACATAATTAATTAAATTAATTAAATTAATTAATTAATTAATTAAATTAAAATGTATTATTTTTTTATCTTTAGCAATATTATAACAATGGGCGGTGGACTCATGCAACTCGTAGCTTATGGTGCACAAGATGTGTACCTCACTGGTAATCCTCAAATCACTTTCTGGAAAGTAACTTATCGCAGATACACTAACTTTGCCATGGAATCAATCGAACAAACATTCAACGGACAAGCCGATTTCGGACGTCGTGTAACTTGCACAATCAGCCGTAATGGTGATCTTGCTTACCGCACTTATCTCCAAGTCACTCTTCCCGAAATCAACCAAACCATGCGCAACAGCGAAGATACCGATGTATACGCTCGTTGGTTAGATTTCCCCGGACATCAACTTATCTCCCAAGTTGAAGTCGAAATTGGTGGTCAACGCATTGATCGTCAATATGGTGACTGGATGCACATCTGGACCCAACTTACCCTTTCTGCTGAACAACAACGCGGATACTTCAAAATGATCGGTAACACAACTGCTTTAACTTACATCACCGATCCCTCATTCGCTGATATCAACGGACCCTGTGGTGGTGATGCCCCCGTAAATGTATGTGCTCCTCGCAATGCTCTTCCCGAAACCACACTTTACGTACCCCTCCAATTCTGGTACTGCTGCAATCCCGGACTTGCCCTTCCCTTAATCGCTCTTCAATACCACGAAGTCAAAATCAACCTTGACCTTCGCCCCATTGATGAATGCTTATGGGCTGTTGCCGAACTTAACGGAAACAGCAACGTACAAGTAACAACTGCATACAACCAATCCCTTGTTGCTGCCTCCCTTTACGTTGATTATATCTTCCTTGATACCGATGAACGTCGCAGAATGGCTCAAAACCCCCATGAATACCTCATCGAACAACTTCAATTCACTGGTGATGAATCTGTTGGTTCTTCTTCCAACAAAATCAAACTCAATTTCAACCATCCCTGTAAAGAACTTGTATGGGTTGTCCAACCTGATTCTAACGTAGATTACTGCGCTTCTTACCAAGGTGGAACTCTTCTTAACAAAGTACTTGGTGCCCAACCCTTCAACTACACCGATGCCGTTGATGCTTTACCCAATGCTTTACACTCCTTCGGTGGACCCGTTGCCACATCTGGCCAAAACGGATTCATCAGCAGTGGTGCTTTCGAAGACCCCAACGCCAATGATGCTCAAGTCATCGCTCCTGAAGAAGCTGGTGCCGATTCTGGTGTATCTGATGCCGGAACATTCGTTCTTGGTGAATCTGCCCTTGACATGCATTGCTGGGGTCTTAACCCTGTTGTTGTTGCCAAACTTCAACTCAATGGTCAAGATCGTTTCTCCGAACGTGAAGGAAGTTACTTCGACCAAGTCCAACCTTTCCAACACCACACCCGCGCCCCTGACAGCGGTATCAATGTATACAGCTTTGCCCTCCGCCCCGAAGAACACCAACCTTCCGGAAGTTGCAATTTCTCCCGTATTGATAACGCCACTTTACAACTTGTTCTTTCCAACGCTACCGTTGCCGGAACCAGCACTGCTAAAGTACGTGTCTACGCCACTAACTACAATGTCCTTCGTATCATGAGTGGTATGGGTGGTCTTGCCTACTCCAATTAGATTTCTTAATTGGATTATAAAAAATATAAAAAATCATAGTTCATATTATAAAAATTTATAATATGAAAAAAATGCGCCGGGGCTAAAAAAAAATTGAAACATTTTTGGCGTACTAATCTACATTCATAAAAACAAATGTAGTCCATCTGATTAAAAAATAATTTACACGCAAATCCTGCGTGGGAGTTGGTTTACCCGTACCAACTTTATTGGCCCTTTCTTGTTGGGGGTGAGACAAACATATTACTACTTGTCTGGTAAAAAAACGCATATTGAATTTAGTTATTTAATAATGTATGTAAGACAAGATGAAGTACGGCGTTAAAACCCGTGAATGTTTATTTCATTATGAATGTTACACGGATAAATAGAAATTGTTCCTTTTAATGGTGTGTGGCTTTCCACCTCACACTTTAATTGGATGTTCTTGTTACAATATGTTTCATTCATTTGGACATATATATGTAGCCGTTAGTATTTCATGTACGATTCATTATCATATTGTGAGCGATGTGTAATTTAGGGTTTGATCACCTCTTAAATTTCATATTGTTTGTTTTGTGACGATTGGTTGTTATGCTAGTTTGATATTTTTAGAATTGTTTTATAAAGAAATATAATCAAAAAACAATCACAGGGGACGCCCTGTTTTTTTTTGTCGTGCTTTGTCTGTATTTGTATAAAAAAAACATATAAATATAAATAAAATCAATTTTTTGTCGTGCGCCCGTATGTATCATTAAAAAAAATTGATTTTATTTATATTTATATGTTTTTTTTATACAAATACAGACAAAGCATTTAAATATGTCTACATCTACTAGGCCCCACGTAAAGAAATGTGGAAATTGCAACGGAAATTGCGGTAGGAAAGGAGTAAAGCATGGATGTTTTTCCCGCAACTTCTTTGTATTGGAGCAATTTTTCAATACACCACCTAAGTATTCGGTTGGTGCAATGAACGATCTTCGCTTCACAATCTTTTCACTACCAAAAGAGCTTCTCAAGCAGCTTATGGGAAGAGCGAAATGCAGTATGATTCAACTTGCGCACGACCTACCAAGTGCAGGTTTTCCTAATTTGTCGCAGTACACCAAGGCAAAGATGGTAAGCATGACGACGAAAAATCTGGCTAGAGTTGTCTACCAAACAATGTGCACCTACTATAGTTTGGTACAAGAGAAAGACGCGACCACATGCGCAATTTGCTTAGAGTCAATCGATAACTCAAAGCCGACATGCACAACGAAATGCGGCCATACATTTTGCACAGGATGTTTCTTGCAACTTGTGCAACGTTCGCAGCACGCTGCCCTTCTTTCGTGCCCATGCTGCCGTCAAAACCAGTTCTAAAATTAGTAGGTTATTCCCATAGTTAGTTTTATTTATGTAACTTATGTAAAAATTATTTTTTCTACGTAAATTACTCAATTATTCTTTTTTCATAAAATATTCCATCCAATCATCTGGACAATGTTTTCTCCCTCCGTCATAACTTACTGCCAATCGTTTTTCAATCAAACTTTCGCCAATGCTTACATTATCAACATAAACATCGGCTAGAACACGACCATATTTTTCTAATGATACATTTTCAAGACGAACGATTTTCCCATTCGAAATGTGGTCCACATGTTCGCGTGCCAAAATTGCACATTGTTTTTCACTTTCAGTTTTTCCTCTAATTTCAGCACAATCGATACCATTAATACGAACAGAAAAACGATAAATAGGGGAATCTTTCCATGGCATTTTACTTGCAATAGTAATCGTGTCACCATCATATACTTTAATTACCTTTCCTCTTTTAACAGGAGGAATAAATGGAATTGTATCTTTATACTCAATATTTTGTAAATATGTTATGTCATCAGTTGCGGGTTTACTTCTAAAAATAAAACTCATTGCTATATACATTAATGAAGGTAGTGTTTTTAACCTCTTTTGATATATTAATCATGTGAAATACATAATCTTTAAATAAAAAATTGATTTTATTGTTATCTCATTGTTTTTCTTTATAAACGAATAATTATGGCCGAACAACAACAAAATGAATTGCAAAGAATTGTGGAAATTTTACAAAAAAATCCACAATTTATCGATATTCTTTTAATTCCTTTGAGTAAACTAGATAATCAAATTTGTGACATTAAAGGTGTAATTTGCCACAAAGGTAAACCACCTGGGCAACATGAATGTAGTAGATGTAGAAATATGCTCGATAATTCAAATTTTACTTATTATAGTAATCGTGTTGACAAAAACAATTATTTAATGCGTTCAAATGCTTTATGTAGCGATTGTTCAAAAATAATGAATGATGAAAGAAAATCCACTTTGAAAAAAGCTGAAATAAATGGCGAAATCAAAGAAAAACCAGCACCAGGTTCAAAATGTCCTGATTGCAATAGAAATTGGGGAACAAAAGAAAATCCAAGAAATTGGCATCGCGACCATGACGCTATTAACAATGTATTTCGAGGATGGTTATGCGGAGATTGCAATATGGCAAAACATGATCATAGATTCGGTATTAGTTAATCAATTTTATTATCGATTGTATCGCAATAATTATAACTACACTCTTCCTCCAATCTTTGTTTTGTAATATCAATATAATCTTTTTCTATATCTATTCCAATAAATTTTCTATTGTTTTTTACTGCTTGAATGATGGTAGAACCTGACCCGCACATTGGGTCTAAAACAATACCATCAATTGGACAAAATACATTAATTAAATCATTCGGGATTTTATCCGGAAAAACAGCTGGATGTTTTCTTTTGAGTTTATTTTTATCACCTCCATTAGCATAATCCCAAATAGTTCCCGGACATTTTAAAGCATTAATTGTCACTTGTTTACTTTTCATTGTAGTACCATCTGTTTTTCTTGTAGCACAACCAGTCATTGTTTTTCCACCATGTTTTGATGGTATTTTTATAGATGATTTATCAAAATATTGTGGTCTTTTTCCTTTTAAAAATATGTGAATGTATTCATGGTCTACGCGGAAACGTTTATTCCACCAAGCGCCTTCACTTCCTTGTTTTTTATAAATGCATGTTTCGAATAGTTTAAAACCAATAATATCACAATGATTGATTACATTTCTGAACGAAGAAAGTGATTTTCCGAAATCCTTTGTCTGGTCTTGAATTATCATTGCATAAATACCACCATCCTTAAGTACGCGATGAATTTCTTTACCCAATTCTGTCAAATCTAACTTATAATTGCCTTTATAATTTCGCAAATCATCATATGGTGGAGATGTTATAACTACATCGATCGTATTATTTTCCATAGTTTTTAAAATATCTATATTATTTCCAATATATAGTTTATTTTTACTCAAACTATCTTGGTTTATAATATTAGGTTTTTCTATTACTTCATTTTCTTGTGAAAGAATAGAAACCGAACTAGAAATATCACTAGATTGTTTAGTAATCAATTGTATTAATTCATTTTTATTTTTTGATTTGCATCTTTTAATACCTATTTTTTCACATTTTTCCAATAGTTCGGTTTTAGTAAGACCAAGCAAGCTTTTTGTTTCGACATTGTCTTCCATTTTTTGTTATATATTCATATTTGTATATATTTAATTCAATTTTATAATTATTATTCAAAATATGGTGTATGAAGTTAGATATTCTAATGTGTAAAAAAAGAAATAACCCAATATATTTTTATCTTTTTAATAAATAAACCATCCGCATTATTCCAGTGACGCCACCAAAACAAATGCTCATCATAAGAATAAACCATAGAAATTCATTATTAAATTCGAGTTTTTCCATTGACTTGTGCAATTTTATCATTTCGTTAATTTCTTCAAAATTTGGGCGTTCCATTGGAATTAAAGGAGGCATATCGCTATAAACATCTACCATAGCTTCATTATAGTCATCCATATTGCAATTGATTGCATAGTGTATTTTATTTATACGAATACACATACGATTATAGTAATAATATATTTAATAAAATAAATATTAAATATATTTAATCAATTTTTCAGTTAATTGTTCTTATTTATTATTTTTTCCTGTAAGGTTTGTATTTTACACTCATTACTTTGCCAAGCATGACAAGTTGATTAGAATCCATAACGGCAATTCTTCCTAGACCTTGACAACTTTCAAAATCTTCCAAATAAAGTGGTTGCTGAGGAATAAATTCAATTTCTGCTTGCTCCCCACGTTCCAAAAATGGTGGCGATTCTTGTTTTTCATCGCCGGTTTTCTTACTGACTTTCCAGTGGATTTTACTCATTTTGCATGCGGATTTTCCCGTTCTTACGTGAACGCATGGTGAAAAACCAGGTTTCAATTGACCGGGATGCTCTTGGACAGATACTTGTGCTACAAAACTTTCAACTGCTTCAAGTACTTTTCCACTTTGAAGGGAAATAACATCTCCTACTTTTGGCATATTCATTTTATCCAATCCTTTAATATTCATACCAATATTGTCACCAGGTTTAGCACTTGGCCATATCTTATGATGCATTTCAATACTAAATACCTTCAGGTTTTCTACGCCGCGTGGAGCAACTCTAACTACATCACCTGCATTAAGAGTACCTTGTTCAATACGTCCTGTAATTACATCACCAACACCTTTGATTTTGTAAATGCCATTAATAGGAATACGCAGTTGGGCATCTGGATTACGTTTAGGAGGACGTACGAGATTTTCAAGAGCATCGTATAGAGTAAATCCTTCTACTACTTCATCTTTAGAAATATTAGCTTTCCATCCTTTATACCAAGGCATTTTATCAGTTTTTTCAACCAAATTTTCACCTTTAAATCCGGAATAAGGAATAAATGCTACTTGTTTGGGTTTAAAACCCGATGTAGTAATCATTTTTGTCATTTCTTCTTTGATTTCATTAAAACGTTGTTCTGACCAATCAACCGAGTCCATTTTATTTACACCTACAATAAGTTTTTCAATACCGAGAAGACCTAGAAGTTTAGCATGTTGACGTGTCTGACCTTGAACTTCACCAGTTGCGTGGTCACCACGAGCGATAGCACTTTCAAAACCTCCTTGTTCGGCAGGTACAAGCAACAATGCCACATCTGCACAACCCGCACCAGTAATCATATTTTTAACATAATCCCTGTGACCAGGTGCATCTACAATCGTATAATGATAACTATCGGTGTAAAATTCTTTTGTGGTACAATTAATTGTTACTCCACGTTCACGTTCTGCTTTATCTTTGTCCATATAATAGGCAAAGGCAAAAGAACTTTTACCATTTTGGTCCGCTTCAGCTTGAAGCTTTTGCATATCGCGTTCACCAATACCACCCAATTTAAAAATTAGATGTCCTGTTGTTGTTGACTTTCCGGCATCTACGTGACCGCACACTACTACTGAAATATGTTGTTTGTTTTCGCCTGACATTATTTATAAGTTAATACACTGACATACTTTTAAATATATTTTATTATATAATTTATCCTAGTGTTTACATCACAATATATTTTTTATTTGTATAATTCAAAACAAAATTTCCGGATTTCTTCTTCTTTTAAATAATCATTCATAATTTCAAAATCTATTATTTGTTTCTCTTTCATTGCTCTATTTTTATTTGAATCGTTATTAATAATTGTCAATAAATATTGATCCAATATTTCCTCATAATCTATTTTTCCTTCCTTTTCCATTTCCTCTTTTTTTCTCTTTATGGTACGTATAATACTATTTTCATTTTCAGTATTATAAACATACAAGGGATTTTTTGCCGTAAACCCCAGAATATCTCCATAATTTTGCGTATGTAAGAGAAAATTACGCAAATACATATCACCGAATTTATGATGCAAATAATGAATGTTATTTTTTGCTATTTTATAAAAATCATTTAATAGACATGGTTCTACTCCATAACACCAATACTCACTTTCTTCGTTGTGTCCGGGAATTATTTCACGTATTATTTTAGAATTCTCATTCTCTTGTTTTAACTTTACAAATGTTTCTACACGATTAGGAATAAAATAATCATCGTCGTCGCAAAACAATATTAAATCACATTTTTGAAGTTTTTGCAAACAATGATAAATATGTATCATTTGAAACGTTTGCTTTCTTTGAATAATAAATTTAACCTTATTTTTGAAAATTGGAAAAATAATATCCTTGAAAAATAAATATTCCACTTCGTTTACGAAGGATATACCAACTACTATATTATTTTTATATGTTTGTTTTTCCAGTGAAAATAAACATTTTACAAGATAAGTAAATTGAAAATTATACTTTATATGACAAGGAACAATAATTCCTATTTCCATAATTATACCTTTTATTTTTTTTTCCATTTTTTTGTGTAAATCGAATTTATTACCAGAATAACTAAATCATTATATTTTAAATATAATGATTTATCCAAAGATTTAATAACATATTCAAAATAGTTTTTTATTTATTGCACTTGGTAAACCATGTCCAAATAAAATCATATATATCAATAAAGTCGCAGATAGTAAAATGCTTCGATTTTCTGCAACTATTTTATTTTGACCCAGTAAAAAAATCATAACGAGGTATAATAAAACACCGATTATTAGAGAATGCAACACCATCATTCGCCCATTTTCCATTTGCATATACTCTATATTAAAAATCGATTTAGAATTTAATAACTATATTATTAAAAATGAACTCATTTTCACCATACGACTTGGATCCCACCGCTGCGACGCACGATGAAATTAGTGAACTTAAAGGGCATGATACAACTAAAGCATGTGTATTGAACTCGGAAACTAAAAATAATGAATATATTAATAAAATGGATTTAATATTATAATTTAAGTTATAATATTAAATGGGAAATTATATATCTAATCAAGTTACAAATCAAGATAATATTGAAATTAATAAATGTTTAATTTGTTGGGAACATATTCATTTTATAGAATTAGTTAAATGTCATCAGTGTAATATACAATTACATACATATTGTGAAGAAACATATAGAGGGAGGAAAAATTATTGTAAATGCCCTCATTGTCAAGGAATAGGGACTTTTGGAACATCATAATTGGTGAAAGATTACCTGTAACTATTCATCATCGTCATAGTCGCTATAATCGCTCAACCAAAAAATTAAAGAAAATATGCAAATTATATTTTTCAAGTGATGATTTAAATGCACCACCGACCTAATATTATAAAAAAATTGATTTACAATTTAATAATTATATTATTAGATAACTCATACTAACTTTATCAAAAAATGAACTCAATTTCGCCATACGATTTGGAAACTGGAC